TGTCGTAAAAATGTGGTCAAATCAAGAAAATTGAGTGCGAAAGCAAGTGAAAAATCCCTGTGAAGCCCGTAAAATCAAGGCTTCACAAATTTTTCACAAAAGAATTAGCACTCACCTCTTGAAATAGCTATTCGGAGTTCGACAAGTTTCATCAAGCTTCAAACCGTTGATTTTACTGGATTTTTTGAAACCGATTATTTCGTCTGAAGTCATCTGAAAGCGTCTTTATATTCAAAAATGGTACAGAAAATGGTACAGTAGAACATTGCTTATAATTTTACGCCTGGTCATCTGGGCGTATTTTTATGTCTACCCAAATATTGAATTGTTACCGATGTTCATATATCCTAAAGAAAACAGGTAAAGGAATTTTCTATATGACTGTCGGTAATTGTTTGATGTGCGGGGACAAACTTAAATATTATGATAGTGTTCGTAGAATTGTACGCACTAAGAGTCGAAAAAGCAGATGGATCATAGTACCACGGTATCAATGTGTTGGTTGTAGATGCATTCGGAGATACTTGCCGGATTATATTTACCCATATAAACAATACGAATCAGAAATTATAGACGGGGTTATAGAAGGTTTAATAACTTGCGATACCGTTGGTTTCGAAGATTATCCTTGCGAATTAACGATGATTAGATGGAAAACGCAAAATATACAACTCCCTTTATGAAATGAATACATATTTTATGGAGGTGCAGTATGAGTAGTGAAGAACAAAGATTGGAGAGTAAAATTCTTTATTTCGAGGACATGATGTTCAGATGTAAAGGATATGAATACCAGAAAGTTGAAACTATCAGAAAAGAAATATCTGACATGCGTATTCAATTACAGAGAATTAGATTTAAGAATATGAGAATGGGTCGCTAACAGCGGCTCTTTCTTTTTTGCGGTCATTCCACTGAGGTTGTTTTTACTATTGTTTATTTCTAACCTAGAATAGAATTCACAAGGAGGAAATACATTATGGCAACCACAATCAGACCGGAATTATCCGAAAAAAATCCTTATTGGATTGAGAAACATCGCTACTACGAATTAAAACACTTCTGTCTTCAATACCCGATTTGGAGAAAGGCTTATGCATCACTCAATAGTTTCAGCAGTAAACCAGCAGATTGGGCGATGTTCATAGTAACCAGCACGCTTGGCGATCCGACAGCGAAAGTCGGAATAGCACGTGCGTATTATTCAGAGCGAACTGATATGATCGAAAGGGTGGCTGAGCAGACAGATCAACAATTAGCCCCATATATTTTAAAAGCTGTCACCGAGGGCTGGTCCTATGATATTTTGAAAGTTAGATTAGGGATACCGTGTTGCAAAGATACTTATTACGAATTATACAGACGATTCTTTTGGCTGCTGAATCGAGAAAGGAAATAGTTCGCAAAATTTACAAAGCATATTATGAGAGAATAAAACTACCAAATGACTAATGGCTATGGGTTGTGTATTACCTATCCAGGTGGGAGGCATTAAAAGGGGCTGACAGTTTGGTGGTTAGATACACATTCTCTCTCTTTTATTTTTATCCTAGATTAGAAAACAGGACGGAGGTTACCGAAAAACATGCTAATTTGATATTTGAAAAATTGCCGGATGGTGATTTTCAGAAAACTTTTTGAAAGGAGGAAACCATGAGTTTGATAATCGTATTACTGATCGGTGTTGTTATCGGAACGCTTGTATCGCGATTTATATTCAGAGAAAAGCCAGTTGGTTCGCTTAGGGTCGATGAATCAGATCCAGATAGCGGACCTTATTTATTTCTCGAGTTGGATCGTTCCGGTGCGGATGCAATTTATAAACAGCGTTACGTACGGCTGCGAGTAGAGCTGAAAAACTATATTTCGCATAAATAACACTCTCTATTATGGAATGAACTTAATAATTATTTGAAAGGAGAACAAAATGGAAGAAAAAAACATCGAAGAATTATTAAATGAGGAGATTGCAGCGCAGATTGAGGCTTTATCTGGTTTGCAGTCCGGAACCAAAGAGAAATCAACAGCGATTGATGATCTGACGAAGCTTTACAAGCTGAGAATCGAAGAGAACAAGAGCGTGTGGGATGCTGACGAGAAATACAATCGGCGTATTATGGATGGAGAGTCCGTTACAAAAGATAGTGACTTCAAAGAGCGGCAGATCGCAGAGCAGGTTAAGGATCGATATTTCAGAGTTGGCATTGCAGCAGCAGAATTATTGATTCCGTTGATGTGCTATGGTATCTGGATGAATAAAGGATTTAAGTTTGAAGAAACTGGAACCTTCACATCTTCAACATTCAAAGGGTTAATCAACCGTTTTAGACCTACAAAGAAATAGAGGGGAAATTCTGAAACGTTGGGGACGTGTGTGACGCATGTCCTCTTCGTTTTTCTACGTGCATTTTACAATCTCTATTATGGAAAGGAGAGTTTTAAATATGAGTAAAATCTATATCGAAGTTCCTAAGACAACAGACATGATAACAGCAAGTGTACCATGTGGAAAGGAGGAAGATTATTTATGGCAGTTTACAGTCATGTTTGAAGAGAGTGATTACTTGCAAAAACGAATCGTAACCATTATGGATAATAACTGTGATGACGGTGGAGAACCATCGATTCAAAGTCAAATTGTAAAGAATGGAAACGACAGAAAAACAAGGTTCGAGTATCATATCGATCAATCAGATTTAAAAGCTGATATAGTAATTGACGTATTCTTCTGCAAAGAGAATCGAATTGTTATCGTAGAATGGTAATGGAGCTTTTGGAGATGTGATTTATTTGCATCTCCTTTTCATTTTTGCGTGAAAAATACATGGCTCTTTATGAGAGAATAAAGCTTTATCTCTTGAACAGATTAACTATGGTCGTTATACTTAATATACGAGTGTGACGATCGTACAATTTGAAAGGAGATTTTAGCATGAGTATTTTTAACGAAAAGCAGATTAAGGCAATGACGAGCGGAAGATATATTTGCTCTGAGTGTGGGAGTGTAATGGAGTTTGAAGACGAGTGGGAGGATACCTTGGTGTGTCCACACTGTGGTCACAGCATTGATTTAGATGAGTATGGCTGTGAAGGGGACGAAAAGTACGAAAACGTATACCCAACCAGAGAAGACGTCTTAGGCGTTGCCGATGAAGACAAATAAGTTTGAATATTAGCTAAAACGAGAGGGGTCTTAGAGAAATCTAAGGCTCTTTTCTTTTTGCTATGAGGAGATATAAATGCGGTACCATTATCAAAAGCCAGACATCTATTTGTCGATGTACGGCGAACTTTATATTTGCAATCATCCTGTGTATGATCGTTGCACCCTATTTATGATAGGGAATAAAGGTCTCGCAGTGATTCAGCAGCGATTTAGTGCAGATACAAAAAGTACATATTGGACCGAGGTTGATTCGTGGCTGACTGACTCTTTGTATTTACATCCAAAATTCAAGGAATATTTTGATAGCCGCTCCGGGGAGTGTACGGACGGACTATATCCGACGGTCACTATAAGACAAATAATGTGGGCATTAAAAATGAAGCCAATACAGCGTCAACGATGGGAAACATGTTTCGATAGACGTGAGATTTGAACGCACTTTTTACAAAGACTTTTATGGAAAAGGAACTAAATAATTTCATATAAAGGAGAACGAAAAATGATTGAAACTTATGTATCTATCGGAAAAGTAACTGATTATGCGATTGGTGTTCTTAAGTATTTCGCCACGGCAAGTTCGATTTTACTGATTAGTATTATCGGAGCTTTGATGGCGTGGATATTTTTGAGTGCGGTCGGTATGATCGTTGCCATCTTAGGTATAATAGTAGCAACTATTGTGCTGACCTTGGGGATTTATGAGTTACATATCCAAAAGAGACGGAGACGCTAACAACGTCTCTTCTTTTTCGCCAAAATAACAGTTCCTTTTATGAAAAACCGAAGCTTTGAAAGGAGTAAAAGGAGCATGGACGAAATGAGAATAGTATCGAAATTCACGAGGGGAATTATTTCTAAAGCAATAAAGATGGTAATACGCAAGAAAACTGGATACAACATTGATATTCAGTTGAACGAGGCTATCACCACTATAAGTGATGGAAAGACTCATCTTCATCTGGATGTAGATGCAGAACTCGATAAAGACGAGCTGATGAGCATCTTAAAGAGCATTGGTTTAAATTAACCGAGAGGGGCGAATACAACGCCTCTTTCCTTTTACTTCGCAAAATTTACAAGGCATATTATGAGAGACAGTAGCTCAGTGGGAGAGCGCGAGACGATTAAAGTCCCGAAGTCGATGGTTCGAGTCCATCCTGTTTCTCTTTTATTTTTGCAGAAAGGAGAGAGCGGATGTCTATCGAACAACTTGACTTATTATTATGCGATACGTATCAGATGGATGCGTGGTTTCCATTCGGTTGGAAATGGAAGAAAGAGCTTGAAAAATCGAGCTATTCGGTATGGGCTATTGATGAGTTGGAAAGATACATCGTCGGTAGACTTTATCCAAAAAAATCTGGAACGGTTGAAGATTTCATCATATTTGTTGGTGATTTCCGGCGAATGATGAATCAGTTTTCAAAAATCAATCCGGATAACAATTTTATGTTTTCAGTAGCAGTGGACATATCCACAGATGTCCTGGATTTATTACATGCTATGAAATAAAAACGAAAGGAGAACATGATGAAGAAACCAAATCTTCAAAGACTCGCTCAGAGGTCAAAAATCTATCTGAGAAAAGCATCACCGACAATATTGTCTGGACTTGGTGCAGCTGGTGTTATTGTAACATCAGTATTGGCTGTACGCGCGACACCGAAAGCTCTTCGTAAAATTAGAGCCGACAGCAAAGTAAATCACGATGGTGATCCGGAGGCTTATAGCAAGCTCGAAGCGGTTAGATCGGCATGGGTCTGCTATATTCCGGCAGCAATCAGCGGAACCGCAACTATATTTTGTATATTTGGAGCGAATGTGCTGAGCAAACATCAACAGGCAGCACTAACCAGTGCTTATGCATTATTGAATGATTCCTATAACAATTATAAGGATAAATTAAAGGAATTGTACGGTGAAGAAGCTCATCAGAAAATTATTGATGCTATTGCAGCGGAAAAGGCTAAGGATGTATATATTACCGCTGATGGAATTTGTGAATCAACTTCGCTATCTTTTGATGAGCGCAACCCAGATGATATGCGTCTGTTTTATGATGCTTTTTCAAGAAGATACTTTGAGAGTACGATTGCTCAGGTGTTAGAAGCTGAGTATCACTTGAATAGGAATTTGAGTCTTGGCGGCGATGTCTGTATAAATGACTTCTACAATTTTCTCGGAATAGAGCCTATAGACGGAGGTGATTATCTGAGCTGGTTTTATTTTTATGAAGATGGAATCAGTTGGATAGATTTCAACCATCGAAAAACTGTGTTGGAGGATGGTCTTGAAGTTTATGTAGTGGATATTGTATATACCCCGAGGATGGACGATGAACCATTCGCATAAATCGCAAGCTGTATTATGAAAGGAGAGTGTCATAATGAATAATAAAAGTAAATGGATTAAGGCTATTGGAGTAGCAGCAACCGTAATCGGTGTAGGTGTAAACCTTATCACTGATTGGGTGAATGAACAGAAAATGGATGAAAAAATTGAAGAAAAGGTCAGTGAAGCACTTGCCCGGAGAGACAAAGATGAAGCGGAGGAGTCCTAACAAGACTCTTTCGCTTTTTCTTTTGGAGGAGACAAATGGAATCACCGACTGAAAGAGCCGTTTATACTGTCCGTTATGCTATTGCAACAATGCCAATAATTCAGCGTGGTTATGACTTCGAGCAGGCGAGTTATATGAGATGGGCTGGAAGAGAAGTGTTAATACGACTCTGCAAACACCCAGAGATACCACCGTTGATCGTGATTGAATCGTTTCGAGATGAATGCGATTCATATTCATGTGTGAATCCTAGGACAAGTTATGTTTTTTCTTGTGCAAAAGACATGCTTGAGTGGATTATAGATCTGCTAATTTCATAGGTACCAAAATAAATTTTTATATTTTTGAAAGGAGAACAACGATATGTGTACAAGAGAAATGACTTTAGGAGAGGAAATTATCAGCTTAACCGAGAAAGGTGTTGACATTCCAACTGTAGAGAGAATGTATAGAAAGTATATCAATCTCAGTGCAAATAACGAAGCAACCAAGGCATGTGCGGAATATTGCAAAGCCGATGCTGAAATTACAGCTGAGATTTTTAGCACCCTGTTTGGAACTAGCTCGATTCTTCCGAACGACATTGCCGTCGGTGATCAGATTGAGATTCCTTTAGGAGATCTCGGAACATTCACGGCAACCGTACAGATGGTAAAAGGCGATAGGGTATTATTCTTGTTCGATGATTATATCGCAAAACGCCCGATGAACGAAAACGGAAGCAACGAGGGTGGATATGAAAAATCCGATCTTAAAAAATGGATTGAAAATGATCTGTTTAAAATGTTTCCGGAAGTGTTAAGAAATCACATGACTGGGCTGACTATTCCTACGCTTGGTGAAATCTGCGGATGGGGCGACAACTGGGATAAAGAACATATCGAGCCTGATGATGATGAGCAGTTACCACTCATGAAACAGAGACGAAACCGTGTTGCTTATTACAACAACGATTGTACGTGGGGTTGGCTCCGAAATGCTACCAAGAAGGAATTTTCTTCGGCTTACTTTGCCGGTGTGTACTACGGTGGCCTTACGTACTGCGACGGCGCTTCGGGCTCTCGTGGGGTTCGTCCGGAGTTCTGGTTGGTTAGATAAATCGCGGGGCCTTGTGCCCCGTTTATATTTTATGGAGGATAGACCGAAATGCAGAAACCAAATTTAACAAAAATTTGTAGAAGTGTAAAAACAGCTACGGTAAAGCATAGTCCCGAAATCCTCACCGGAGTTGGAATTGCTGGAATGGTGACAACTACCGTAATGGCTGTACGAGCCACCCCTAAAGCAATCCAATTATTAGATGAGGAAAAACGTCGTCAGCACACTGAGAAACTGGAACCGATTGACACCATTAAAACTGCTTGGAAATGTTATATTCCTGCGGCAGTTACTGGAACAGTATCAGTAGCTTGCCTTATTGGAGCAAGTTCTGTTAATGCCAGAAGAAACGCAGCACTGACCGCAGCGTATACCATTTCCGAATCGACATTGAGAGATTATCAGAAAAAAGTGGTAGAAACAATCGGCGAGAAAAAGGAACAGACTGTGAGGGATGCCGTTGCTAAGGAACGTCTTGAGAAAAATCCAGTTGAAAACAAAGAAGTTATCGTCACAGCAAAAGGCGATACCTTATGTTTCGATGCTGTATCCGGAAGATATTTTAAATCGGACATCGACAAATTAAAAAAGGCTGAGAATGAATTAAATCGTCAAATGCGAGATGAAATGTATATTTCACTTAATGATTTCTATTATGAGGTCGGATTAGAGCCTATTAAGCTTGGCGATGATCTTGGCTGGAATATTGATAATGGATATATCGATCTGAGATTTAGTTCCCAGCTTGCTACGGATGGAACACCTTGTCTGGTTATTGATTATGGCTATGGTCCGAGGTATGACTTCCGTGGCTTAATGTAAGGTTCGCAGAATTTACAAACACTATTATGGAAGAACCACATATTTCAAATCTGAAAGGAGAACATATTATGGAGAACAACGAAATCATGAACAACAACGAAGAGGTTATCGAAACAACTACTGAGGAGATCGTGAAGGCGGCTTCTAACGGCGGTATGAAGAAAGCAACAACTATCGGATTGGCTATGATTGCAGGTGCATTAACCTACAAATTCGTAGTCGTTCCGGCAGCAGCAAAATTCAAGAACTGGCGTGAGAATCGTAAGACGGTTGTAACTCAGCCGAATAGCGATATCGTCGACGGAGAGTTTACGGATATCGATGAAAAGACAGAAGAGGATTCTGAATAAGAATTGAATCGATGATTCAGACAGAGGGAGAGTACCTATAACAGGGTGCTTTCCCTTTTGCTTTTTAAGGGAGGTGTCCTATGAATCAGTATATGTATGATGGACCGGTTATGGAGTTTGATACCTGCGTTGCGAATAGATGGCAGGGTTCTACATACGCGGCATCCGAAAAGAAAGCCAGGAGTAATCTGGTGTATCAGTTTAAGAAGAAAACAAACCGTATTCCAAGTACGAGGATAACCCTCCCTGGAAAAGTGGTAACGGTTAATTGAAAGGAGATTTAGAGATGGAGGAATACAAATCCAATTCCCATAAATCACGACAGAACCAGAATGATGATATTCCGGAGAAAAGAGTTGAAAAGGTTGTCAGTGGTTCTGTCAAATCGAAGAAAAAGAATGGTCTTCAGAAGATTACAAACGTATTTGTTCCGGAAGATGTAGACGATGTAAAAAGCTATATTTTTGAAGACATTGTGGTTCCGGCCGTAAAAGACATTATCTTGGATGCTGTCAGAGCATTCCTTGGTGTTAGCGGAAACTCAAGGGGCGGGAGATCGTCAACGTCATCCAAGATTTCTTACCGTAAGTATTATGACGATCGGGATCGACGAGATTCGGGAAACGTGTCAAGAACGCGAACTGGATACGATTACGATGATATCATTCTGGAATCTCGTGGCGAAGCAGAAGATGTCCTGGAAAGAATGGACGAGCTTATTGCTACATACCAGGTAGTTAGTGTCGCTGACTTCTATGATCTGGTTGGCGTTTCTGGCAACTATACAGACAATAAATACGGTTGGACCGATATTCGGAATGCATCTGTAATTCGTGTAAGAGACGGATACATGATTAAACTTCCGAAGGCATTACCGTTGAACTAGGAGGGGATATTTTTGTACGAATCAAATGATAAAATGGTGTCTCATCCGAGCCATTATCAGTCAGAAACAGGTTTGGAAGTGATCGATGTTATTGAGGCATTCACTTTCGATTTAAAAGGTATCGAAGCGACCGATACTGGTAACATTATCAAGTATGCGTGCCGCTGGAAAAATAAAAACGGCATTCAGGATTTGAAAAAGATCATGTGGTACACACAGCACTTGATCGATCATTTAGAGAAGAAAGAAAAAATTGAAGAGGAGAATAACTGATATGAAGAAAGAAGAAATCATGAAGAACGTTTCCACGACCTTCAGCAAAGTAAGTGTGAAACTTAAGAAGCATAGCCCTGAGATTCTGGTAGTGGCTGGTGTTGTTGGCACTGTTGCAAGTGCTGTTATGGCTTGCCATGCAACAACTAAGTTGGACAGCATATTGGAGAAGTCCAAGAAAGATATTGATGCCATTCATAAATGTGCTGAAAATGAGGAACTGGCGGCGGAGTATTCTAAGGACGACGCAAAGAAAGATTTGACTATCGTTTATGTACAGGCTGGTGTAAAAGTCGCTAAGCTCTATGCTCCTGCTGTTGCTCTTGGAACATTATCTATCGCAAGTATTGTTGCATCTCACAATATTCTCAAGAAGAGAAATGTAGCACTGGCAGCCGCTTATGCAACTGTGGATAAGACTTTCAAGGAGTACAGAAATCGGGTTGTTGAGCGCTTTGGCGCGGAGGTTGATAAAGAACTTCGCTACAACATCAAAGCAAAGAAATTTGAGGAAACCGTAGCTGATCCAGACAGTGGTAAAGAGAAAAAGGTGAAGTCTACCGTAGATGTAGCAGCACCTTCTACGAACGATTATGCCCGTTTCTTTGACGATACTTGTGAGGCGTACGAATCCAATATGGATTACAACCTTATGTATCTGCGTTCTCAGCAGAATCTGGCAAACGACAAGCTCAAGGCTAATGGATATTTATTCCTTAGCGATGTATACGATCAGCTCGGTATTAAGCGTACTAAGATGAGCCAGACTGTTGGTTGGATTTATAAACCAGAGGGAAACGAAAACGGCGACAACTTCGTTGATTTCGGTATTCTGGAAACCAACCGTGAAACTGAGGATGGCGGTTACGAGAAAGCTATTCTTATGGAGTTCAATGTAGACGGACCGATTCTCGATCTGATCTAATTTTGTGAGGAGGATACATATGCGAAATTGTATTCGTATGGTAATCCTTCCTACTCTTTGCGTATTTGCGATTATTTGCACAGGTTTTGTCTGCTCAGCAGAACGGGTAAATCAGTACGAGTATATCGAAATGCAGCCGACTTTAAAAGCTGAACCTATTGATCCTATTGTAATTATTTCTGAGCAACCCTTAGAGGAAACGGTGTCGGCAGTTGAAATCGAAGAGTATGTGGAGGATACGCTATTGCCGCAGGAAGATATTGAGCTAATCGCTCTTGTAACTATGGCAGAAGCTGAGGGCGAATGCGAGGAAGGAAAACGATTAGTGATCGACACCATCTTAAATCGTATAGATTCTGTATATTTCCCGGATACAGTGCATGGCGTTATATATCAGGCAAATCAGTTTTCATCCATGTGGAATGGGAGAGTTGATAAGTGTTTTGTGGATGATGATATTTGCCAGTTAGTTGAAGAGGAACTGCAATCCAGAACCAATGTGGATACGATATTCTTCACTGCTGGCGGATATGGAAAATACGGAACACCAATGTTTCAAGTAGGTAATCATTATTTTTCAAGTTATGAATAGAAAGGAGTCCTAAACTATGACAGGTTTCATGGGATTAACATTTTCAGCATTTGCTGGCATTTGCTTTGTTAGTGGTCTAGCCGTTCTTATGGGCGGAAAGGAGCATCACTGATGGATGGCATTGGAAATTTTATATCCATGATGGATTACATACTGGATACTAAGAGAAAAAGACATATCACAGGAGGCATTCTGTTGAGTGCCTCTTTACTTTTTGGTGGGCTTGCTCTCACTGTTATGACAATTCAGAACGAGGAGGACGAAGATGAGTAATAAAGCTCTGTTTACTTTGGCATTTATCATCGGCACTGTGACTGGTTCGGTAGTGACATGGTATCTGCTTAAAGATAAATACGAAGCCCTTGCGCAGGAAGAAATTGACTCTGTAAAGGAGGTTTTCTTAAGACGTGAGCAGGAATTAAAAGATCAGTCTGTAAAAAAGACTGTTGCTGAAGGTATTAAAGATACAGATAAAGAAAAACCGGATCTCAAAGAGTATGCAAGGCGATTAAAAAAAGAAGGGTATACCAGATATTCCGATTTTGGGTCAGATGAGGAAAAAAAGCCTGTTTCTGAAGCCGGTCCGTATGTGATTCCGCCGGAGCAATTTGGCGATAATGAAGAGCATGAGCAGATCAGTCTTACCTACTATGCAGATGGTGTATTGGCTGATGAAAATGATGAAGTAATTGAGGATGTGGAAGATGCTGTTGGAATTGATTCTTTGAATCATTTTGGAGAGTATGAGGACGATTCTGTCTTTGTTCGTAATGACGCAAGAAAGTGCGATTATGAAATTCTCCTTGATCAGAGGACCTATTCTGAAGTGGTTGAAGATATGCCGCATCAGATGGAGGTATGATGACACGGGATGAGCTGAACAATGCATATTTTGACTGGATGTACCAGCTCGTATGTGACGATGAATATTCGCGAGGTTTGTCGTATCGTAAGTTGTTATCTTTGCTTCACGATACAGATTTCACGTATACGATTGCTCTTGATGGCAACCGCTATGACGATGGGATCGATCTTCGATATAGATTCGGAAACGAGCAAGGATACCGGGATAATATGATTGCAAGTTATTTGGATAATCGTCCGTGCAGTGTTTTAGAAATGATTATTGCCCTTGCTATACGCTTAGAAGAGCACATCATGGATGATCCGGACATCGGTAATCGAACCGGTCAGTGGTTTTGGGATATGATCGTGAGTCTTGGCTTAGGTTCTATGGATGATTCCAAATTTGACAAGGCTTATGCCATCGATGTTATTCGGCGATTCCTTAATCGTGACTACGAACGGGATGGCAAGGGTGGTTTATTCACAATCGAGCATTGCAGATATGACATGAGAGATATTGAGATCTGGTATCAAGCTAACTGGTATCTCGACAATGTCAGATAGGAGGACGTTATGAACCATAGCGAAGTATATAAGTGGTTCGAGTTATATTTTCCTCAGTATGCTGGGGATAAAGTGGAGAGCTGGTTCCAGAACGGAAAGAACAGTATTCGCATCCGTCAGAAGAACCATCAGGAATTTATATTTACATTCAACAATGAAGGAAATTGGCGGTTTGAGACTGTTGAAAGCTTCATGAATGGATTAAAAGGAGGTAAGAAATAATGGGTGAAATGCTTACTTATATTTTCAGCAGTTTACGGTCATCGGAAAAAAGACTGGATGTTGTTACAAGGGCAGTCAGTAAACAGCGGAGCTTCAATAAACAGATTACAATCTTTGCTGCCTTGACAACTGCAAATCTGGTTGTTATGAAAATCGAGCAGAAGGATCAGGCATTGCGCATCAGAAAACTGGAAAAGGAAATTGAGGAACTTAAGCGTCCGGAAGGAGAGTAAAAAATGCGATGATCGACTTTATGGTGATTTCAACACGTTCAACGAAACGTGGAGTAATAGAAATCTATCCAAAGTTCATTATTAAAAAAAGCACTGATCTAATGATTCGAGGTGGTGATTTCTATGCTATCTGGATTGAGGAACGTGGTTTATGGTCTACGGACGAGCAAGATGCCTTGCAGCTCATTGACCGCGAACTGGATAGATATGCTGAGGAGAACCGCCAGCGTTTTAACTCCGATATTAAAGTCCTGCATATGTGGGATGCCGAGTCGGGTATGATCGACTCATGGCATAAGTATTGTCAGAAACAGATGAGGGACAGCTTTCATACGTTGGACGACAAACTTATATTTTCCAATACAGAAACTAATAAAAAAGACTACGCCAGCAAAAAGTTGAATTACCCGCTTGAAGCTGGCGATTTGTCTGCCTATGAGAAATTGATGTCTACTTTATATTCAGAAGAAGAGCGGACAAAAATTGAATGGGCTATAGGGTCAATCGTATCTGGAGAATCCAAAAAACTGCAAAAATTTATGGTTTTATACGGAGCTGCTGGAACAGGTAAATCCACAGTTCTTAACATTATTCAGCAGCTTTTCGACGGATACTATTCTGTATTTGACGCAAAAGCACTTGGATCTTCCAGCAATTCATTTGCATTGGAAGCATTTAAAACAAACCCTCTGGTTGCTATTCAACACGATGGCGATTTGTCGAGAATTGAGGACAACACTAGATTAAACAGTTTAGTATCTCATGAGTTGATGACTGTGAATGAAAAATTCAAATCCACATACTCAAACCGGTTCAAATGTTTCCTGTTTATGGGAACAAATAAGCCGGTCAAGATTACAGATGCGAAGTCTGGTCTGATTCGAAGACTGATCGATGTATCGCCGTCTGGAAATAAGCTGAATCCAAAAGAGTACAAAACGATTGTGAAGCAGGTAGAATTCGAGTTGGGAGCTATCGCTTATCATTGCCAGGAAGTATATTTGAGCAATCCCGGTCGTTATGACGATTATATTCCGATCACGATGCTTGGAGCATCTAATGATTTTTACAACTTTATCATCGATTCGTACCATGTATTTAAGAAAGAAAACGGGACAACTCTGAAAGCTGCATGGGAGATGTACAAAACTTACTGTGACGATGCCAAGGTTGGATTCCCGTTCTCGCAGAGGGTATTTAAAGAGGAACTTAAAAACTATTTTCATGATTTTCAGGAACGGTTCAATCTGGATGATGGAACCCGTGTTAGAAGTTATTACATTGGGTTCAGAACAGAAAAATTTGAAGAGGAGACTGTAGAGGAAAAGCCGGAAGTAGTCAAACCGGCACTGATCCAATTCGATAGCACTGAATCTATATTTGATGATGTGTGTTCGGAATGCCCTGCACAGTATGCTTCGGAAAACGAAACACCTCAGAAAAAATGGGATTCTGTTCGCACGAAATTATCTGGAATTGATACGAAAAAACTTCATTATGTGAAAGTTCCAGAGAATCATATTGTGATTGACTTTGATATTCCAGACGAATCTGGAAACAAGTCATTTGAAAAGAATTTAGCAGAAGCAAGTAAGTGGCCGCCGACCTATGCTGAGCTTAGTAAATCCGGACAAGGTATACATCTTCATTATATTTATACCGGCGATCCGACACAGCTTAGCAGAGTGTATGACGACCATGTTGAAGTTAAGGTGTTCACGGGCAAAAGCTCTTTGCGGCGTATGCTGTCAAAGTGTAATAATTTGCCTATCGCAACAATTAGCTCCGGTTTACCGCTGAAAGGAGAACAAAAAATGGTAAATTTTGAAGCGATTAAGAGCGAGAAAGGGCTTAGAACACTGATTAAACGGAATCTTAATAAAGAGATACATCCAGGAACTAAGCCTAGTATCGATTTTATCTACAAGATACTGGAAGATGCGTATGGAAGCGATTTGAAGTACGACGTCACAGACATGCGCAATGCAGTATTAGCATTTGCGGCGAATAGCACTCATCAGGCAGATTACTGTATTAAGTTGGTCAACAAAATGCAGTTTAAATCCGCAGATCCGTCCACAGCGGTTAAAAATGATGACGCAAAGCTGGTATTCTATGATATTGAGGTTTTTCCAAACTTATTTCTTGTAAACTGGAAAATCGAGGGTGAGGGAAAGCCTGTTGTAAGAATGATTAACCCGTCTCCGAGTGAGATCGAGGAGCTAATGCGGTTCAGACTGGTTGGCTTCAACTGTCGGAGATATGATAACCATATTCTATATGCAAGGTTAATGGGTTATACAAACGAACAGCTCTATAACCTTTCGCAGAAAATCATTAACGGAAGTCCAAACTGTTTCTTTGGAGAGGCATATAACGTATCCTATACGGATGTGTACGATTTCGCTTCGGCTGGTAATAAGAAGAGTCTTAAGAAATTGGAAATCGAGATGGGAAACCTTACCGATGACGATCTCAAGAAAAAAGGATTCTCCGATGAAAAAATAAGAATTATCAAGGCGGGAACGCATCACCAGGAGCTTGGTCTTCCATGGGATCAACCGGTTCCGGAAGAGCTTTGGATTAAGGTCGCTGAGTATTGCGATAACGATGTTATTGCTACTGAGGCGGCCTTTAATTATCTTGAGGCTGACTGGACGGCGCGGCAGATTCTGGCAGATTTAGCAGAAATGACCGTTAATGATACAACGAACTCACTTACAACCAGAATTATATTTGGAAACAACCGGAAACCCCAGTCAGAGTTCCATTACAGAAATCTGGCAGAACCGGTAGAGTCACTGGATAAGGAGAGTATGGATTTCCTTAAGGAAGCCTGCCCGAAGATGATGGAGGAGCCTCACTATGGTTGGAAGTACAACGATAAGGACGAAGTTCCATTTGAAGCTCACAGCATTCTTCCATATTTCCCTGGGTATGTATTCGACCATGGAAAATCTACATATCGTGGAGAAGAAGTAGGTGAGGGCGGATTTGCACAGGGCGTACCCGGAATGTATGGAAACGCAGCACTCCTGGATATTTCTTCAATGCATCCGCATAGTGCTATTGCTGAGGTTCTGTTTGGACCGAGATTTACGAAGGCGTTCCGTGATATTGTTGAGGGTCGTGTAAGCATTAAACATGAGGCTTGGGATATTGTTAATACCATGCTGGACGGCAAGCTTACCCCGTATATTCAGAGAGTTATTGACGGCGAGATGACATCAAAAGATCTTGCCAATGCACTGAAGACGGCTATCAATTCAGTATACGGTCTCACATCGGCATCTTTTGATAATCCATTCCGTGATCCAAGAAACATCGATAACATTGTGGCGAAACGTGGAGCATTATTCATGATCGACCTTAAGAATGAGGTTCTGAAGCGCGGATTCCAGGTTGCTCATATTAAGACAGACTCTATTAAGATCCCAGATGCAACACCAGAGATTATTCAGTTCGTTATGGACTTTGGTGAGAGATACGGATACACGTTTGAGCACGAGGCTACGTACGATCGGATGTGCTTGGTCAATGATGCTGTATATATCGCAAAGTACAAATCAGCAGAAGAATGCCAGAAGATGTATGGTTATGTCCCTGGCGACAACAAAAAGAAAGGTGGAAAATGGACGGCAACAGGTACTCAGTTCCAGATTCCATATGTATTTAAGAAGCTGTTCAGCAGAGAAGACATCGCATTTGAAGATATGTGCGAGACCAAATCTGTGAGCAGCTCTTTATATTTGGATTTGAATGAGGAGTTACCGGATGTCAGCAAGGAAGAAAAAGAATTCAGCAAGGCAGAGAGTGACTATAAGAAAGGACTGTTATCCGATACAACTTTTGAATCCACATGCCAGAAGCTTACTCCATTGATCGAAAAAGGACACGACTATCACTTTATTGGAAAGGTTGGTCAGTTCTGTCCGATGAAAGATGGATACGGAGCTGGACTTCTGATGAGAGAAAAAGACGGTCGTTACTATGCTGCAACTGGTTCCAAAGGTTATCGTTGGATGGAATCGGAAATGGTCAAAGAACTTGGCAAGGAAGATGGTATTGACCGATCCTACTACGACAAGCTGGTTGACGAGGCTGTAAAAACTATTTCGCAGTACGGTGACTTCGAGTGGTTTGTGTCTGACGATCCGTATATTCCAGAGCTTGGCGCAAATGACGCTGATGTTGATTGTGTTGTTCCATGGGCGATGCCTTGCGGAGAGGATAAGTATCGGACATGCTTCGACTGCCCGCATTTCAACAATGATAACTTCCATATGGATTGCAATCTTGATTATGATATTTCAGATATTGTGATGAAGCACGCAATGAATCCGCCGGAAAATTAAAAAAAATAAAGGAGAATTTAATCATGGCAAGAGCAAATGTAAATGAGCTGATTATTGAGAATGCTCGTATTATGTTCAGAAATTTCAGAGGAGAAGAGACAAAGTACAACAGAGCAGGTAACCGTAACTTTTGCGTTGTAATTCCGGATGCCGACCAGGCACAGAAACTCGGCGAAGATGGATGGAATGTGAGAATCCTTCCGCCGAGAGACGAGGATGAAGCGCCTCTTCACTATATTCAGGTAGCAGTTCGATTCGATAACATTCCGCCGAATGTATACATGGTTACCAGGAGAGCTAAAACAAAACTGGATGAGGAGTCTGTATCTTCTCTTGACTATGCTGAAATCAGAAATGTTGATCTGGTCATCAGCCCGTCAAAGTGGGAAGTGAATGGAAAATCTGGCATCAAGGCATATCTGAAGACCATGTACGTCACGATTGAAGAGGACGTGTTTGCTGAGAAATATGCGGATGAAGAGGAACCGCCGTTCGCATAAATCATATTTTGAGGGTGTCGGTGTCAAAGCCGACACTCTTACTTTATGAAAGGAGAAAAATTATGTTTTGGAATAAGAAAAAACCGAAGTCGAAACCACAGATTAAGACTACGGTACCTAAAACATTCAAAGCAAAAGAACCGCCACCTAAGTGGCAACCAACTTTCGGCGAAACGAAAAAGAAGGGTGAGAAACCACCGGAAGTAACTACGAAATCCGAACCAAAAATTGACTGGGAAGATAAATTTTTAAAATCTTTTCAGAAACTTACATATAGACGTCGGGCATGGGATGTGTGGAGAGATTATATTTTACTTCATGCATGTTCAATCTCGAATGTTTTGGACAAGGACAACTACGACCAAAGAGAGAAGCAGTATCTAAAAATTATTCATCAGTATTCAAAAGAAGAGCAAGCTATATTTCCAGAATTAGCAGCATATACAACCATGGCCCTGGATCAGAATCAAGAGCAGGATTTTCTCGGAAAAATGTTTATGCGGTTGGATCTGGGAATTCGTTCGGCTGGTCAATTCTTCACGCCATATCATGTGTGTGAACTTATGGCTGAAGTGGTGGCGACCAATGCTTTAGAAAAGATAGAGCAGTATGGTTATATTTCGATTAACGATCCATGCTGCGGTGCTGGAGCGACGTTGATTGCTGGTGTGCATGTAATCCGAAAACAGCTGGAGCATTGTGAACCACCGAGAAACTACCAGAACCATATCTTAGTAGTTGCACAGGACGTTGATGAAATCGTTGGTCTGATGTGTTATATCCAAATCTCGCTTCTCGGATTGGCTGGATTTATAAAAATAGGTAACTCGATAACTGACCCAATATCTACGGACGATTCATCTGAAAATTATTGGTATACGCCTATGTATTTCTCAGATGTATGGAGTACAAGAAGAATGCTCCGGCAGATTAACAAGTTATTTGGAAAGGGTGATGACGAATGAAGAAAAGATATTCTATTCCAAAAGAGCAGTGTACGTGCGGCATCAGCGAGCTTTATAACAATGTTGCTAAAATCATGGGTGTTTCAGATTTGAGCAAGGTTGTGTACGATTGTCGTAAATTATCTATCACTAAAAAAGTGCTGGACTGCCTGTATGAATTTTATCATTCAGAGAATCAGAGCGATGAAACTATCACGACTTGTATGCTCTTGTATGGTCCAAAAGCAGATCTGGAGGGCGACGGCTATGAAGTTGAGGCGGAAGATGGATTCGTCACGAAAGGTGTGTGATGGCTGGCGTAGAATTACGGGACTATCAGGAAGATGCTGTACGGCAAATGCGAAACGGCTGCATACTTTGTGGCGGTGTTGGTAGTGGAAAATCCAGAACTTCGCTGGCCTACTATTATGTTCGAAACGGTGGAGAACTTGGAACGGATGAGTATGTTCCTATGGATGATGTGAACATTAAGGATTTGTACATAATCACAACTGCCAGAAAACGGGATACATTTGAATGGGAAGAAGAACTCTCACCGTTTCTATTATCAACGGATAAAGAAGAGAATTTGTATACCAATAAGGTTGTGATTGATTCCTGGAACAACATCAAGAAGTATGCGGATGTCAAAGATGCTTTCTTTATATTCGATGAGCAGCGTGTCATAGGCTCTGGAACATGGGTTAAAGCATTTTTGAAAATCGCCAAGGTAAATGAGTGGATATTACTATCCGCAACTCCTGGTGATACGTGGCAGGATTATATTCCGGTGTTTGTGGCTAACGGATTTTATAAAAACCGAAGCGAATTTACAAGAGAGCATATAGTCTATAGTCGCTTCAGCAAATTTCCTAAAGTTGACCGATATTTGAATACTGGTAGATTGATTCGATTGCGAAATAAAATCTTGGTGAATATGGATTTTAAGCGCCAGACAGTTTCGCACCATGAGGATATTTATGTCAAGTACAATATCGAAATGTATAAAGATGTCGGAAAAACCAGATGGGACCCGTTTAAAAAAGAACCAATTATCAATGCTGCCGGTCTGTGCTATGTGTGGAGAAAAATTGTAAATACAGATCAGTCCAGACAAATAGCTTTACTCGAAATTGTGGAGAAGCATCCGAAAGCGATTATATTCTACAATTTTGATTACGAGCTTGAACTTCTGAAAGAGATATTTTCTGGATACGAAGTTGGAGAGTGGAACGGCCACAAACATCAGCCAGTGCCGACTAGCGATACATGGGTATATTTAGTTCAGTACAATGCCGGGGCTGAAGGATGGAACTGTATTACGACGGACACGATTATATTCTATTCTCAGAATTATTCGTATAAGATCATGGCACAGTCTGCTGGTCGAATAGACAGGATGAATACACCATATACGGATCTGTATTACTACCATTTGAAATCCAGGTCTGGTATTGATCTTGCCATCAGTAAAGCATTGAATGACAAGAAAACATTTAATGAAACGAGGTTTGTTAAGTGGAGACAATGATTTATAATCTGTGGATATTTTTAAAAATTTTATCTATCAAGTTGAAAAGTATGTCTGCGGAAGATTTTTACAGTCTGCTAATAGAGTGTGACTATCAACAAAGATTATATGCAATTTTGTTAAGATATTACATGTGAGGTGTCCAATGGAAAATATTTACAAAGAGGTTGATTTCAAAACCTATTGCAAAACCTGCGAACATAAGGATCTCGAAGAAAAATTTGATCCTTGTAATGACTGTTTGGCAGAACCGATGAACGCAAATTCGGATAAACCTATTTACTGGAAGGAGGCTGAAAATGGTAGATAGTATTTTAGTTAGTGTTGATTTTTCAAACAAAAATGACACTGGAGTAATGGTTGTAGGAAGAAAACGAATGAATCAGTCTGTTGAGATTATCAATGCTTTCCAGGGAGATGAAGCGAGAGAACTTTATGAAAAGCTGGTAACAAAGAAAAAGAAGGAGGGTCAAAAGTGAGTTTTCAATACGATCAATATTTAGCTAGGCATCGAGCTAATGTGAAAAGGGGGTTCGACTGGCTTTCTGAAAATTTACCGGGACTTATGACAAACACCCTAACCGCCGGGTGGAATACAGAATTTGCTCATGATCAGTCTAAAAACGAACCGGGTGAGTATGAGGCATACGATGCATATTTCTATGGAAATAATCGCTCTTATGAGGTTGTACAGCGATATCAGCGAGCATGGTTACTTCATATTCACAGAAATCCTCATCATTGGCAGCACTGGATTCTTATTCATGATGATATGGAAGATGGCGAACTGGAGACCGTTTTGGAAATGCCATACGATTACATCATCGAGATGATTTGCGATTGGTGGTCATTCAGTTGGCAGAGTGGAAATCTCTATGAGATATTCAAGTGGTACGAGGAACATTCTAAGTATATAAAACTGGCGCAGACAACGAAAATCACAGTCGAGTATATTTTAGACAATATGAAGAAAAAACTTCAGGCATTGCAGTATGCGGATCAATCAGCCATGCAACCTGGAGCTTGATATTTGGAGGAGCTATGAATAGAACGACAAAAATAAACATCTTAGCGTATGCTTCGGAGCCGGACAAGAATTATAAGTACGAGGGTGACATCGTCGATTATAAGGGAAAAAGGTATTTCGTAAGTCTGGCAGAAGAGCGAGTGGAATTTATCGGGATTATTAAGGAGGATAAGTAGAATATGAAAGCAATTAAAGAAAATTGGAAACTGGTACTTATCGTGGCCGCTGGAATTATAGCGGTTATTTTTATGTGTATTTTTGGAGTACAGGGAGCACAAAACAAAGCGTTTGCATTGGAGGAACAGGTCAACACTGCTGATTCAGACATTAAAGTTCAGGAAAAAAGACGAGTCGATCTTGTTTATAATCTTGCGGATTGTGTCAAGCAATACGATAAGCATGAGGCTGAAACACTTACAGCTATTGTCGAGGGTAGGGAAAAAGCAACCAGTATAGAAAATGTAACCACTGCAATCGCTGCTGTTACAGAGGCATATCCGGAATTAAAATCCAATGAAAATTACAAGGAACTGATGAATGAGTTATCCATTACGGAAAATTTAATTGCTGAGTATAGAGAAAATTATAACAAGCAGATTAAAGAATACAATCGCTATGTTAGAAAATTTCCTACTCGATTCTTTTTAAATATTTTGGGATATGAAACGCAGCAGTATCAGTACCTTGATTATGGTGCTCCTGTAGATGCGCCTCAAAATTTATTTGGAGATTGATGCCATGAAAAATAGAGGCTTTGATTTTGGAGATTTTGAAATTACTAAGCGTGAGATTCTGGCAAGTATATCCATAATCGCAATGATGCTTCTTATTGGTTTTGTGATTTCTGGGAGAATTTCAAACTATATTCTGGATCGGAACGAAAAGTACAATAAAGCTATTAAAATCGAAAGCTCTGATCTGTTTGAATATGGGATGAGAACCAACGTCGGTTATGCGTTCGTTTATGGAGATTTGAAGGCTGTGGATACTGTTTCATATCCAGAAATTAACGGGGAGTATATGTATATAGAAAAAATAGAGGAACATTACAATATGCATACACGAACCATCACTACAACCGATTCTAAAGGAAAGACACATACCAGAACTGAAACTTATTGGTCTTGGGACTATGCAGGAAGCGAAGAACAAAGATGTTCGGAAATTACATTTTTAGGACACATCTTCCCATCGAACAAGTTAGAGTTTCCAAGTACTGAACATATTGACACTATAAAAGAATCAAGTCATGTCCGGCATAAGTATTATGGAGTTGATACGGAATATATAGGAACCATATTTACTGAATTACGGGATAAAACCATATCTGATAATTCTTCATTTTATGAAAACAGTACCATTGAAGAAACTGTTGATTATTTGGAAAGCGATTGGGAACTATGGTTATTCTGGGTGATTTGGATAATTGTTATCGGACTATGCGTATTTGGTTTTTACTATATCGATAACGAATGGATTGAAAACTGAAAGGAGAAAATAAATGAAACAGAATATTATTGCAGTAGATTTTGACGGAACTTTATGCGAGGACAAGTGGCCGGAGATTGGTATGCCGAACGAGGAGCTCATCGAGTATCTGAAAAGGAGACAGGCTAACGGAGAAAAGCTGATTCTCTGGACATCCAGAAATGAAGAGCAAACCAAAGATGCCGTAGAGTGGTGTAAAGATCATGGACTGGTCTTCGATGCTGTGAATGACAACCTTCCGGAAATCGTGGAAGCGTTTGGTGGAAATTGCAGAAAGATATTTGCAAATGAGTACATAGACGATCGCAACCGCTCTATCGGTTCCTGCCGTGAAAAATCAAGCATGGAGCGTTGGGCTGAAAACGAGGTCGCCATTGTTTGTCGTCGAGAGAAGCCGGACCGAAAAGACAGAGAGTGGGATTATGGTTGTGCTTGCTATGAGAGCGCATTGAAGGCCTTTGGCTCTCTGTGTGAGGACGGTCATTCTGGTTTCAGTATTGGTCTGACTAAGGCTATTCTGAACCGTCTGATCAACAACAAGCCACTTCTTCCAATTGAGGATACCGACGAGGTATGGAGTGATATTTCTGATATGAGTGGTCTGAAAGGAGAAGAGTGTAACTATCAGTGCAAACGCATGTCTTCCTTATTTAAGTACGTGTATGCTGACGGTACGGTTAAATACAGAGATGTGGATCGCTATCATGGCGTGAACATCAACTGTCCGGATGCTCCATATCACAGTGGACTGATTGATACTGTTATGGACGAACTGTATCCGATTACTATGCCTTATATGCCGGCTGATAGAGCTTTTAAGATTTATACGGAGGATTTCCTTGTAGATCCGTCGAATGGCGATTATGATACCGTCGGAATTCTGTACGTAATCACTCCGTCCATGGACAAGGTAGCAATTAACAGATATTTTAAAGAAGCTCCGAACGGCTTTGCCGAAATCGACGAAGCGGAGTACAAGGAGCGAAAGGAAGCTGCTAAAGCTCGGATGGAGGCAACCGATGGATCGAAATAGATTTATCCAGTGCATGAAAAGCAACATCGAGTTGTCGGATAAAGAGCGGCGGAGAATTATCAGAAGAAGTGTTGAGAGTCAGCCGTGGAAATTAAAGTGTACGATTGCCATGGAAGAGTTTGCGGAACTTACACAGGCAATCAGTAAACAGATTCGTGGGTATGATAATAGAATTGGACTTTTGGAAGAGATGGCGGATGCTTATATTTGCCTGGAATTCCTTAAGTCCATTTTTAATATTACACCAGAAGAGTTACAAAAAGCTATGGACGTTAAATTACAAAGAGAAAGGAATAAACAGAGATGAGTAAAGAGATTAAAATTGCCGGAAGTATTTCGTTTGGAGGAAAGCGTCTTAATGTATATGGAGATCTGGACGCTCCGCTGTTCAAGGCAAAAGATATTAGTCATGCTATCGGCTACAGCAGCGGTAACGAGTGGAGAATGCTCGAAATGTGCGAGGAAGATGAAAAGCTGAAACTACCTTTAGTAGTAGCAGGTCAGAGACGTTCCGTCAATTTTGTGACTGAGAATGGTCTGTACAACATCCTTGCACAGAGTCGTATGGAGATTGCGAGATCCTGGAGACGTGTGGTTCATGACGAGCTTATCAACATGCGTAAGGAAAAAGGCAGAAACATCGCTGAGCAGTTCGAAGAGTGGGATCACGCAATGGATAACATTTACTTCGATGAGGAAACCGGTCAGCTTATGCAGTCTGTCACGGTTCCTGGTGGAGATGTGATCCAGATTCCTTATGAGGGCGAAGATGATAACTAAGTTCGAGGAGTTCCATATTCCAGAAAAACTGAAAGAACGCACCATTACGAAAGTAAATATATTTGAACGGTTAGTGTCACATATATGTCAGCAGACCAGAGTGGATAATTCTTCCGATTGCGTCAATGAAATAGAAAATTTTGGCATAAGACGATAAGAAACCGTGGGCTATGCTTAACACAGGAGCATAATAATCCAGATTGGTGGGGATCTGGATATTCTGAAAGGAGAATAAAAATGATTAAATTAGAGCATGTGGTTCTGGCAAGTCCGGAACAAATGAGATTTATTATTGAAGGCATGAGAAACCCGATGAACAGCTGGGGTAAGAGTGATAGTGAGTATGAAACTGCTGGATACGATATTGTAGGATTCGATCTTGGAGAGAATGATCGCTCACTCATGCAACGCTTAGCTAACGCTGGTACAGATCATAGAAAATTTATGAGAATGTCGCCGGTGTACGTAAGGATCACAGCACCGTTATATTGGTGGAAAGAATTTGATACTTACAAAGTCGGAACTGTTGCCAACAGCTGTAGTACCATGCATAAAATCCAGGCTAAGGAATTTACAATGGATGATTTCAGTTGTGAGCATCTCGATATCCGCACCAAAGCATTACTGGAAGAAGCAATAAAGGCATTAAACGATTATCGAAAATTATATATTGAATATAACGCAGATGATTTTGAGATTAAAGGGTGCCCGAGCAAGAAAGATATTTGGTGGCAGATGATTCAGCTTCTCCCGAGCAGCTATAATCAGACACGCAATGTCATGATGAATTATGAAGTTCTGGCAAATATTCATAAGAGCCGTCGAGGACATAAGTTGGATGAGTGGCGTGATTTCTGCAAGTGGATCGAGACACTGCCATATTCTGAGATTATTATGTCTTCATCCGGTTTAGATCTCAATTCAATTAACGCATTACAGGGAGCGGCTAGAAATAGTAGCAAGGGTTATATCTATAAAAGAAAAACGGAGGGTTGAACAGTGAAAAGGATGGTTAAAGTAAAAGATATTTTACCGCTTGTAAAGTGGAACGATGTTCGACTCGTGTTGGGTGAAGAGGATGAAATTTGTTTACTCAGAAAAGAGTTCATCACCGAGACCCTTTCTGACAAGATTTTAGAAATGACGGTTACCGGAATTGAGAACGATGAAGCCATTTTAGATACGGTCAATATCTATGTGTTCGGTTATAAAACGGAGGATTAAATTTATGCATTTTACAGTTATTCAGATTATTATCATGTTTCTTATCGCCTATGTGTGCTTTTACGCTTTAGTTGATCGCATTATGAAGTGTATTGAGCATTGTGCTACAGCCAGAGCATACGGACGGTTCAAAGAAGCCGGAGTAATGATAAAAATGGATGATGTAGCAGCTGGCATCGCAAAGTCAAAAGAGGAGAAAGACAATGTTGAGAAGGGACTTAATTAAGAATAAGATATACGGAATTATATTCATTGTACTTGGAGCGCTGACAATCCCGATTGAATGGGATGCAACGTTCTTTTTATTTACCTTGATGTTGGGCATTTTATTATTTGTATCGAGAAAAAATTGCATTATGAATTAAGGAGGCGGCTATATGAGCCGGGCTGAAAGGAGAAGGGCACAGAAGTGCGAGCAGAAATCTAAAACCGCTACATACAATCTGACAAGAGCTCAATTAGATGCCCTGGTTCGAGAAAAGATATCTGGTGAACTGGATAGAGTTAAGCAGGAGGCTACGAATGATGCTATCAATCAGGCGATGATCCTTCTGCTTACTCTGCCGCTTGAAGTGTTGATGGATCACTATTGGACGAAGACATATGCAAAGCGGATTCCGGAGTTTACAGAGCATGTTCTCGAATATTATGAAAAGTGGCAAAACGATGAGTTAGACATGGACAAGCTCAAAGAAGATCTTTGGATATATGGTGGAGTGCGATTAGAAGAAGTGGAGGGTAAGTAAATGGGATATTTAATTTTAGGAATTATCATTTTGGCAGCTATTCTTGTTTTAAGCGGATATATTGTTTTATCTGTTATGAATGCTGCAATGTGGATGGACGATTCTATGAGATGGGGAGGTAGAGATGACAGCTAAGGATGACAGAAAAAATGCAGAGGGTTACAATGATCCGACAGCTTACAATGCGATTAAGAATGTGGAGCAGGAACAGGACAAGGATGATGCAAGATTTCATCAGTTACTGAACATGCTGTTTTCACTTTGCGAATTGGCGGATTTCCACATCGAAGGACGAGTTGTGCTTAAGGATAAAAGAACTGGAAAGGTTTGGAGGTAGGTGCGATGAAAATCTGTAAAGTAAGACCAGATCACTCAACCTGTTCTGCTTGTGTAGCTACTCAAGAAATGTTCAACGTGGTTGACAATTGCAGTAGATGTAAATTAAATACTGATACTTATGAATTATTGCAGATCGGAACTGGATTTTGGAGCGGAGACTACGCCATGGTTCAAAAGGGAGGCAAAATTACGAAAGTATCATTAAACCGTGTTTATGACGTAAAGGAGAGTTTATGATGACCATGGAAGAATTACAGAAAGCTTGTGAAACTTTGGTAGAAGCGTGGAATAAAGCTTTGGAGCCGATGGAAAAATTAGCTAAAGCTTTGAATGAAGCCTTCGGACGTATGTATGGTTCTGAGGAAAAGACTCGTAAAATTCACACCGATCGGAAGCATAAATCTGTAAAGCGAGTGCCAGATTCTAAGATGTCTACGTACAATTATATGCCTGCTGTGAAGCACAATTTGCCTTATCAGAGACGAAATTTCTGACCGATTTCAGCTAATCTAGGTTAAAAATCTTTGTAGTAGCAGGTCGTTTTTCTGCCCACTTTTGGGTTTTAGGATTTGACCAAAGCCCGGATATTTTTGACCGAAGCTGAAAAATCGGTGTCGATTTGGAGAAAATTTATGAATTTTGGTCAATTTTCTGGCCATTTGCCCGGTTTTGCCCACTTTTAAAAACCCGGATTTGACCAGTAAAAACCCAGTATTTATGCGGGTTTGCGGGTTTTCTGCCCACTTTCCCACTTTTAATACTAAACTATTATGATAGAAAGTTTAAAAATATATAGTAATAGGCGAATAAAAGTGGGTTTTTGACCAGAAGCAAGAAAGAGGTGATTTTGTGACTTACGATAAGAAATTGGTCGAGGATTGGTTGTGTGAACATTTTCCGCATCATTTGCGAGTGAATAAAGATATTCCGAATGGTGCACATGTGACGATGAAAAATGAAATCGCCATATCACAAGAATGGTTATGGGTTGATAATCCTCCGTACAGATCTTTTGACGATGTGATGCTCGGTTATACCATTCCCAGGGATTTTTATTCAGGTGCCGGAGCTTCGTATTGTGAATATCCATTTGGTGGATTGTATCCGATAGGAGGTTTGCCGTGAATATAAAGAGAAAAGTGACATGGAAAGATATTTTCAATAATTTCAAATCGATATATCCGCGGCTATCCAAAGAAGCTCAGGATTATCGTCCGTATAATTACATGAGCATTGTTGTGCATTTGGAGGATGGAACCAAGGTTATTTATGATGACGTGGCAAAGCGTGCTAAGATGCTTGCGGCATAGGATCTTGCTACAGAATCCACTTTCCATTTGGTGTGCTTCATGCTATACTATAAGAGCCACACAATCTAATAAGAAAAATCGCGTTCGAGGGAATAACTTTGGTAAAAAGTGTATTCTCTTTTACTCGTACCCTTGAACGGCGAAGAGATTGTGTGGCAACAATAAGAGATGCGCTTTTTCGGTGCGTCTCTCAAATTGGGGCGCACTTTTTATTTGCCCTAAATTCCTACTTGAGTATGGAAAGGGTGATTGTATGGGAACAAAATCAAATAAGAATATTTCTGGTGTCATAGGAGCAATCGGAGCTGTTGGCGGTCTGATTACTGCGGTTACACCTTTAGTTGAAAAAGCAATAGATAATGCTCAGAATAAGCCAACTGAGAAAATGGATACGAAAGTTATCATTCCAGAATTATATCGTAAGGGGTTTCCGATAGATTTGGAACAGGCTGAAGAATTGTTGATGGAACGTGGTTTAAAATTTTCAAAGAGTAAGCTTCGTATGAAAGAAGCTGATCCAAAGTATCGTGATTACGAGGATATGCAAGTTATAGACTCGAATCCTAAGCAAGGTACGAAAGTGAAAATCGGTACAACAGTTTGTCTTAGATATATAACGGCTGAAGTTATCGAGGAGAGCCAAAAAATATTTGACGATAGCGTTCGTATTAAACAGGAGGCCAAAGAACAGAAGGCCGCTGAGAAACAGGAAAAGAAGGAACGTTTGAAAGAAAGTGTTTCTGAAACTATTGATTCTGCTAAGAGCGGTTTAGGAAAGATATTTAAGAAAGATCAAAAAGTTATAGAATCTGAGAAAGGAGAAACAATAGATGAGTAAAGGCGGAAAGAAAAAGCGTAGCACAGCTGGGTTAATCCTTGATGTGATTCTTACATTGTGTACCGGTGGGTTGTGGTTGATTTGGATACTGATCCGGTATTTAAGAAATAACAGCTGACAACTACATATTTGGACAGAGATGCTTAATCGTGTCTCTGTCTTTTTTAATGCTCTTTTTTGCGCGCGAAAAAAACATGCCCTTTTATGAAGAGAGAGGATAAATAGGCATTTTTATTAAATGTCACATTCTCTTTTGAGTTTTTAGAAAATTGAAGGGAGGCTCTACTTATGTTGGAAAACAAGTTCCAGGCAAATTTGATTAAGGAACTGAAAGAAAGATTTCCGGGTTGTATCGTGATGAAAAATGACCCGACCTACATTCAGGGAATTCCAGATTTGCTGGTTCTACACAAAGACAAATGGGCTTCCTTAGAATGTAAAAAAAGCGCTGGCGCAAAGAAGCAGCCGAATCAAGAATATTATGTGGACCGTATGAATCAAATGTCGTTTTCAAGATTTATATGTCCAGAGAATAAAGAGGAGGTACTGGATGAACTTCAACAATCATTCGAACCTTGAAGGACAGCACGCCTTTCTTGGTGCCAGTAAATATCATTGGATAAATTATGGTGAGGATAAAGTGGCGGAAGCATATCGAAATTTCCTCGCCACACAAAAAGGAACGGTATTACATGCATTTGCAGCGCAGTGCATTATGCTCAATCAGAAATTACCAAAGTCGAAGCAGACATTGAACATGTATGTGAACGATGCCATCGGATTTAAGATGACACCGGAGCAGATTCTTTACTATTCCGATAATTGTTTTGGCACAGCTGATGCAATTTTATTTCGGAATAACTTCTTAAGAATTCACGATTTGAAGACCGGAAAGATTCCGGCACACATGGAGCAGCTTGAAATATATGCCGCTCTTTTTTGTTTGGAATATAAAGTGAAGCCTGGAGATATTGAAATGGAATTGAGAATCTATCAGAACAATGAAATTCTGTATCATAACCCAACGGCTGAAGATATTGTTCCGATCATGGACAGAATTATTACTTTTGATAAGGTGATTAAGAAAATCAGAGAACAGGAGGGGTAAGCTATGAATTCCATTGTGGAAGATATTTTAATGCATTATGGTATGCCACGGCGTTCTGGGCGTTACCCTTATGGTTCTGGAGAAAATCCGTATCAGCATAGTGGTGATTTCCTTAGCCGTGTTCAGGAATTAAAAAAATCTGGAATGAGCGAAACCGATATTGCTAAGAATATGGGTTTGACCACTACACAGCTTCGTACTCAGATGAGCCTTGCTAAAGATGAGCGTCGTGCACTCCAGGTGGCAACTGCAAAAGGTCTTCGTGAGAAGGGTTATAGTTTAAATGAAATTGCCGATAAGATGGGATTCGCTAATGATTCATCGGTTCGCTCTTTATTGAATGAAACTTCTGAAAATAGAATGAACCAGGCTAAGGCCACTGCAGATGTTCTGCGGAAACTCATTGAAGAAAAAGGAATGATCGATGTCGGAACTGGTGTTGAAAGAGAGCTTGGCGTGTCAAAAGAAAAACTTAACCAGGCTCTTTATATGTTGGAACTGGAAGGATATCCGATTTATGGAGGTGGCGTTCCACAGGTTACCAATCCTGGAAAGCAGACCAATATCAAGGTCATTTGTCCGCTTGGTACCGAACATAAAGATATTTATGATTTTGAAAATGTCCATTCTGTAAGAGATTATATCTCCTATGACAATGGAGAGTCTTTTAGGAAATCTTTCGAGTATCCAGCCAGTATGGATTCAAAGCGTTTGCAGATCCGTTATGCTGATCAGGGTGGCGTCGATAAAGATGGTGTAATTGAACTTCGTAGAGGTGTGAAAGACCTGTCTTTAGGTGATTCCCACTATGCACAGGTTCGTATTATGGTAGACGGAACCCACTATCTTAAAGGTATGGCTGTTTACTCTGATAATATGCCGGATGGTGTCGATGTAATTTTCAACACTAATAAAAAATCTGGAACCCCGACCAAAGATGTTCTTAAGAAGATTAAGGATGATCCGGATAATCCGTTTGGTTCCCTAATTAAGGAGCATGGCGGGCAGAGTTACTATGATGATCCAAAAGGTAAGTATACAGATCCTGTAACCGGAAAGAAACAATCCCTTTCTCTAATCAATAAGAGAGCGGAAGAAGGTGATTGGGGTGAATGGAGTAAGACACTTCCGTCACAGTTCCTTTCTAAGCAGAGTTTAACACTTATTAAAAAACAGTTAGGTTTAGCAAAAGCCGATAAGCAGGCTGAATATGACGAAATCTGTTCACTGACAAATCCTACTGTGAAGAAAGCTCTGCTGAAATCATTTGCTGATGATTGTGATGCAGCCGCCGTACATTTACAGGCAGCGGCGTTACCTCGGCAGAAGTATCAGGTAATTCTCCCATTAACGACAATCAAAGACAATGAGGTGTATGCCCCGAACTACAAAGATGGAGAAACCGTTGCTTTGATTCGATACCCGCATGGCGGAACTTTTGAGATTCCTATTCTGAAAGTCAACAATAAGCTGGCTGAAGGAAAGAGCGTTCTCGGAAACACACCGGCTGATGCAATCGGTATCAATAAGAAGAATGCAGACCGTTTATCTGGAGCGGATTTCGATGGTGATACCGTAATGGTAATTCCTTGTAACTCCACGAAGAGTAAGGTGAAGATTACTTCCACTTCCCCATTGAAAGGTTTGGAAGGTTTCGACACCAAAGATGCTTATGGTGGAACTGTTAAGAAGGATGCTGATGGTGTTGATCATTATTATCGCAATGGCAAAGAGTACAAGATTATGAGAAATACCCAGACAGAAATGGGTAAAGTATCGAATTTGATTACTGATATGACTTTGAAGGGAGCCACACAGGATGAATTAGCGAGAGCAGTTCGTCACAGTATGGTTGTAATCGATGCTGAGAAACACAAACTGGATTATAAGCAGAGTGAAATCGATAACGGTATTGCTTCTCTTAAGAAGAAGTATCAGGGAAATGTGGATTCAGAAGGTCGTTACCATGAAGGCGCATCTACCCTCATTTCAAGAGCAAAATCCGAGACACAGGTTCTTAAGAGAAAAGGTTCTCCAACTATCAATGAGGATGGCTCTCTGTCATACAAGTCTGTTAAGGAAGAGTATGTCGATAAGAATGGGAAAATCCAGGTGAGAACTCAGAAGAGTACGAAAATGGCAGAAACAAAAGATGCTCGTACTCTTTCTTCAGGTACCCCCCAGGAAGAAGCTTATGCCGACTATGCAAATTCTATGAAGTCTTTAGCTAACCAGGCTCGTAGAGAGATGATGAGTGCTGGTAAAATCGCTTACTCTGCTTCTGCTAAGGCGACTTATTCTGAAGAAGTAAAGTCTTTAAATGCTAAGCTGGATTTAGCTTTGGCGAATGCTCCTAGAGAGAGACAGGCTCAGACAATGGCGAATGCTACAGTTGCGGCTAAAAGAAAAGACAATCCGGATATGACAAAAGCAGAAGTTAAGAAGGCTAGTCAGCAGGCTCTGGCACAGGCAAGAAGTTCTGTAGGAGCCAAAAGATCTAACATCGAAATTACGGATAAAGAATGGGAAGCCATCCAGGCCGGAGCAATTTCTGAGAATAAGCTTACACAAATTCTGAATAACACGAATACTGATACTATTCGTCAGAGAGCAACTCCTCGTGCAAGCACTGCTCTGAGCACAGCTAAACAGAATCGTATCGCTGCGCTTAGCACATCTGGCTATAGCACTTCAGAGATTGCGGAAGCTCTTGGGGTTTCTTCTTCGACAGTTTCTAAGTATTTGAATGGAAAGGAGTGAACTAAGTAAGATGAGGTTTGCGCTTACAACTTTTGATAATCCTTATGATCCATTTGAACAGTTCACTCAATGGTTCATGTTCGATGAGGAAAAAGGTTATCACACAACTGCTTACCTTGGTCGAATCGCTCGAACATCGGATCAGTTATCGGATGAAGAGAACAACAAGGAAGTAGAACGAGCTATTGATGAGATAATCCGTTACGATTTCCAGAACATCTATCGAAAGGTTACAAGTAAATCGGGAACAAATGAACATAAAGAAAAAGCTTCCTAAAAGTGATTTCATCGGCTTTTGATATGCCGAAACCGCCAGTATATAACTAAAAAGGGGTATAGGGGGGTGTCTAAAAAACATACCCCCACCCATATCGCGGCGGTCTTTAAAATTTCCCCGGAGGGTGTTTTTAGGGAGCCTTTTCAACTGTTCCAGTGTTTACAAGGGTCTATAACTCATGATATTTGACAACGGTTTCTGTGGGATCGGCTCAAAGTTAGTTCTCCTTTCGTTGAGTAGCATTGTCATGATTTGTAGGTCCTTTTAAATACTGGAAAGTATGTGGAAACTATCATAGAAGTAACGAACAACTAAATGGAAGGAGGCATCAACTTTGAGGAAAGCAAAGCAATCCGAGTCTTCTAGGATGATGCGTCCAGCATTAACGCCAGAAGCGAGAGAGAATCAGCTTGTTTCATTGGCGGTTGACTTGGCTGAAAAGCAGTTACGAGAGGGAACAGCTTCGTCTCAGGTGATTACTCACTATTTGAAGCTCGGTTCGACGAAAGAAAGAATCGAAAAAGAGATTTTGGAAAAACAGAAGGAACTGATAGAGGCGAAGACACAGAATCTGAAATCTATTGAAAATTCTGAGAAGCTGTATGCGGATGCATTAAAAGCATTTCGTGGTTATAGCGGTCATGGAGATGAGGTGGATGATGCTTAGATGTTATTCAGAACTCTTGCAGATTCCAACCTTTAAGGAACGATACGAGTATCTTCGTTTGGATGGAGTAGTTGGCGAAGAGACCTTCGGATTTGATAGATACCTTAATCAGATATTTTACAATTCTCAAGAATGGAAGGACATTCGGAGAAAAATTATTATTCGTGATAATGGATGTGATCTTGGATTGGATGGTTACGAGATTCGTGGAAAGATTCTTATTCATCATATGAATCCAATAAGGCAGCAGGACATACTGTTGCGGACTGATTTGGTTCTGAATCCAGAGTATCTAATTGCAACAACTTTATCGACCCACAATGCTATACATTATGGAGATGAGAAACTACTTTTAACAGTTCCAAATGAACGACGAAAAAATGATACATGCCCATGGAGGCATTAGGAGGAAAATTATGGAAGGAAACAAGAAGCCACTTATGGGTGTTGTGGTAAATTGTATGAATTTAAACATTCGCAAAGACCCGACGCAGGCATCCAGATCATTAGGAATCATCGGCTCGGATACAGTTGTGAAGGTATGCGACGATGAGTCTGTTTCTGGTTTTTATAAAGTAAAGACTGGGGACGGTATCAGCGGGTATTGTATGAGTGAGTTTATAAAACTCTGTTAGATGGAGGTGCGATCATGAATATTACAGATAGTGTACTGACATCAATCAAGAAATTACTCGGTATCGCAGAGGAGTATGAACATTTCGATGCAGATTTGATCATGCACATCAATTCTGTGTTCTCAATTCTTACACAGCTTGGTGTCGGTCCATCCAAAGGTTTCATGATCGAAGATAAGAGTGCAACGTGGAAAGATTTCATTTCTGATGAATCCAAATACATGCTTGTCAAATCTTATATGCATTTGAAGGTCAAACTTCTTTTCGATCCGCCGCTTAGCTCGGCCGTGCTGGAGTGTTATAAAACACAAATCAGTGAGTACGAATGGCGTCTAAATGTTGCTGCGGAAAACGATGACACCGATCCAGATGAGCCTGAGCATTATTCCGGATCATATGAAGTTACACCAAAGGCGCATCAGACTCAAACTTTGGATACGTCTGGAAAAGTGCTTAGTGAAGACCTTGTGATTCATGAAGTCCCGTATTATCAGACATCCAATGCCAGTGGAGGTGTTACCAGTTACATCGCAAAGGAGGGAGATTCAAAATGAATAACGCTTATTTAGCACACCATGGAATTCTTGGAATGAAATGGGGAGTTCGAAGATCGGAGGCACAGCTTGCCAGGGCCAGGGGACACTCGTCCAAGCCCTCAGACGATAAGAATGAGGTAGCAGCACGTAAGGTTGCTGTTAAGAATCGGCGAACAATGTCCGATTCCGATCTGAAGAAAAGAATTGAGAGACTTAAATTAGAACGCGAGTTTAAGAATCTTACAGAAGATGACATCGCACCTGGCAGAAAGTATGTGTCAGAAATTCTTTCTGCATCAGGAAAGAAAGCGTTGACTATGGCTGCGGCTGGAGCAATGACCTATGCTGTCAAGACTGCAATGACAAAAGAATTCAATCTTAAAGAGGCCGCACAGTACATCGCTGCAAACCCGAATAAGAAGAAGTAGGAGAAGAAAATAATGGCGTTATCGAACACTGCCGTCCCGAAATACTACGGCATGTTTCGTGATGCCGTAATTCGTGGCGAAATTCCGGTATGCCGAGAAATCGAGATGGAGATGAACCGAATCGATGATCTCATTGCGAATCCTGGAATTTATTACGATGATCAAGCAGTAGAGGGTTTTATCAGCTATTGCGAGAATGAGCTTACTTTAACTGACGGTTCAGATTTGAAACTGCTTGATACATTCAAAGTTTGGGCTGAACAGATTTTCGGCTGGTACTATTTTGTTGAGAGAAGTGTATACGAACCTTATGAGGATGGTCATGGCGGACATTACGTCACCAAGTCTATCCGAAAAAGGTTAGTTAATAAGCAATATCTCATAGTGGCCAGAGGTGCCGCAAAGTCAATGTATGGTTCATGCTTGCAGAATTTCTTCTTAAATGTTGACGTCACAACGACACATCAGATAACCACAGCTCCGACGATGAAGCAGGCAGAAGAGGTGTTGTCCCCGATTCGAACAGCTATTACCAGATCGAGAGGACCTTTCTATAAGTTCCTCACAGAAGGATCGTTGCAAAATACGACCGGATCAAAGGCGAATCGAATGAAATTGGCATCCACTAAGAAAGGAATTGAAAACTTTCTCACTGGATCGCTTCTCGAAATTCGTCCAATGAGAATCGATAAACTTCAGGGACTTCAGCTGAAGGTTGCTACAGTTGACGAGTGGCTTTCTGGCGACATTCGAGAAGATGTAATTGGAGCAATCGAACAGGGTGCATCTAAAGTCAATGATTATCTAATCGTTGCAATCAGTTCGGAAGGTACTGTCCGTAACGGTGCCGGCGATACAATCAAAATGGAATTGATGGACATTCTAAAAGGGGATTATGTCAATCCGCACGTATCAATCTGGTGGTATAAGTTAGATTCTATTGACGAAGTTGCTGATCCAGACAAGTGGTTGAAAGCAAATCCGAATCTTGGAAAAACTGTTTCTTATGAAACTTATCAGCTAGACGTTGAAAGAGCAGAGAAAGCTCCGGCGGCTCGAAATGATATTTTGGCTAAGCGCTTCGGACTTCCTATGGAAGGATATACATATTACTTTACATACGAAGAAACGCTTCCGCATCGCCATCGAGATTATTGGCAGATGCCATGTTCATTAGGGGCTGATTTATCCCAAGGTGATGACTTCTGTGCATTTACGTTTCTATTTCCGTTGTCGAATGGATCATTCGGTGTCAAAACCAGAAACTATATTTCTTCGTCTACTCTTATGAAACTCCCAGCAGCAATGAGAATTAAATACGATCAGTTCATGAAAGAGGGAAGTCTTATCGTACTAGAGGGAACAGTTCTAGATATGATGGACGTATATGAGGATTTGGACAACCATATTATAGAATGCGGTTACGATGTTCGATGCTTTGGATACGATCCATACAATGCGAAAGAATTTGTTGAGCGTTGGGCGAGTGAAAATGGACCATTCGGGATCGAAAAAGTTATTCAGGGTGCTAAGACAGAATCCGTTCCTCTTGGAGAATTGAAAAAACTTTCGGAAGAGAGGATGCTTCTGTTTGATGAAGATTTGATGACATTCGCTATGGGAAACTGTATTACGTTGGAAGATACCAATGGAAACCGTAAATTGCTGAAAAAGCGGTATGAGCAAAAAATCGATGCCGTTGCAGCAATGATGGATGCATACATCGCATTCAAGGCGAATCGGGAAGCATTCGAGTAGGGGGGTGTATAAAGATGCCAGTCGCAAAGTTAATTGACAGCTCTTCTATATTACGACCCTACACCATCGGAAAAGTAGCTCGTATCGAATCAAGTGATAATTTGATGCATTATGGAATAAAAGGTATGAAATGGGGAGTTCGAAGAACGAAAGAACAATTAGCTCATGATAGAAGCTCTATCCAGGCAAGAATGAATAGCCAGTTGCGAACACCTGTAAAAGCTTCAAATGGAATACTGGTTACACGTTTTTCAGATCATGCCCTTGACAGAACACAAACTGAATCAAGGCCGGTAACTGTTGAAGGAATTTTGGATGCATTGAAAAATCCGTTGAATCATGGTAGCATTAAAACAAAAACTGATAATCTTGGACGACCAAGTCAGCAGTTTATAGGGAAATCTGCGACAGTAGCAGTGAATCCCGAAAATGGAACTATAACAACTACTTGGTGTACAGGAAGTAGGACAAAACGTAAATATTTAAAGAAAGAGTGAGCATATGTTCAGTGATGAAGAAATGGCCCTTATGCGGTCACTTGGATTGGACTGTGATTTTAATAGTTTATCCGAAGACGATGATCGTTGGGCAGACATAGAAGAAAAGGTTGGGGATTTCCTGACATTGAAATGTTTGGATGAGCATTACAATCCTGATAATAACGGAATCATATGTGAATCCATACTAAACAAAATACCGGTGTAAAAGTACTGGGGACCTCTTAAGAAAAGGGGTCTTTTTTTTTGTGCCCATTTTTTAGGAGGTGAGAATTCAAAATGGATTTATCATTAAGTTTCAGGTTTAAAAATGCCTGGAATGCCTTTCGCAATAGAGCCCCTACCATGATGTCCCAGAATATCGGTTCGGGTTATTCATATCGTCCTGATCGTTTTCGACTTACCAGAGGGAACGAAAGATCGATAGTTACATCCGTATATAATAGAATTGCTTTAGACGTAGCCGCCATCAACATTCAGCATGTTCAGTTGGATGATGAAGGGCGGTTTTTAAATGTTATAAAAAGCGGTTTAAACGAATGTTTGTCGTTGGAAGCCAATCTTGATCAGACTGGTAGGGCATTTATCCAAGATGTTGTTATGTCCATGATGGATGAAGGCTGTGTGGCAATCGTTCCAGTGGATACCGATGATGATCCAGACGATACAAAGGGGTATCAAATCCTCTCAATGCGAGTTGGTCGTATTCGAGATTGGTACCCTCGTCATATACGTGTTGAAGTGTATAACGAAAACACCGGACGAAAACAGGAAATCATCGTTCCGAAGGATACAGTCGCTATTGTAGAAAATCCATTGTATGCAGTTATCAATGAGCCAAACTCAACAATGCAAAGGCTTATTCGAAAATTGAATTTGTTGGATGCGGTTGACGAGCAGAGCAGTTCTGGAAAGTTGGATTTGATTATTCAGCTTCCATACGTAATTAAGTCTGAGGCAAGACGTCAGCAGGCAGAGCAGCGACGTAAAGATATTGAGCGACAGTTGTCCGGTTCTAAGTATGGTATTGCCTATACTGATGGGACAGAGAAAATCACGCAGTTGAATCGTTCTTTGGAAAACAATCTAATGAAGCAGATTGAATACTTAACGAGTATGCTTTACAGCCAGTTAGGAATCACTCAGAGCATCTTAGATGGAACCGCGGATGAGAAAACTATGCTGAATTACTATAACAGGACCATTGAACCAATCATATCAGCTATTGTTGATGAAATGAAGCGGAAGTTCCTAACAAAGACTGCGCGCTCTCAGAACAAGTCAATTAAGTTCTTTAGAGATCCGTTTAAGTTAGTTCCGGTTTCAGAACTTGCTGAGATTGCTGATAAATTTACCAGAAATGAAATTGCAGCATCAAACGAAATTCGACAGGTAATCGGATGGAAGCCATCTGCCGATCCGAAGGCTGACGAATTGAGAAACAGCAATTTAAGCGATCCTAATGCTGGTGGCGGTTCAGTAACAGATGCAACAAATGGCAATGAAACAGACTCCAGCATCGATAATTATGATGCTCTGGTTAATGAAGTTCTTGACAGTATTTCTGCGCAGATTGATGACATCATCGGCAATTATACATCTGGCGATAGTGAGGAGGGAGATGATTCTTAATGGATGAACCTAAAGTAGCGGTTCTTAGACATTATGCATCACCCTACTACGATCCTGAGAAAGCGCATGAATACTATATGCGCACCAGGGAGTTGAAAGGTCGTTCTACTACATCACTGAATGATGAGGGAAAGAAGATTTGGTCTTATACAAAAAATAATATCAAATCTGAAAAGGCTGCAAAAGTCAAAGAGGAGCAGGAAAAGAGAGATCAGAAGATTACGGAACTTCGTGAAAAAGCAGAAGCTACGAAGGAACAAATATCCTCTCGCCTAAAAGAACTGAATGAGGCTTTAACCCAAAACGCTTCTGATAGGAAGAAGAGTATCGATACTGATAAAGATTCTGATTTGGAAGAAATTGAAAATGAGTCGTCTAGCGAAAAGGAACGAATCGATAATAAAAAGAATGCAGAAATCGAGCGTCTGATGGCGATAGAAATTCCGTCGGGATTATCTAAAGCTGAGCGGACAAAACGAGTTGCGGAAAGAACGGCAAAGATTGCCAAGCTCAGAAACGATGCTAAATCTGACAAAGCAAAAATTAGTAGCGATGCCAAAACAGATAAGGCTAGTGTTCGAACAGATGCGACCAATCAGAAGGCGAAAGTATCATCCGACACCAAGGAAGAAAAAGCCGAGAATCAGGCAAATGCCAAAAGTGAAAGGGCAAAAGTTAGCTCCGAGCTTAAAGCGGCGGTGAAGTCTGTTAGAGAAGCTTACAAAGCAGCGAAAGCTGATCTTGACTCCTCATATGAACAGACGTATCAGAACGAATTCGATAAGATTCAGTCGGAGTATAAGAAAGTCAAAAAATCATCGAAAAAGTCTTCAAGTTCGTCAAAGAAGACGTCGCATCCGTTATCGTACTATATCAGAAAATAGAGGAGGAAAATCAAAATGAAGTATGACTTTGGTGGCTGGGCCACTAGAAACGATCTTCAGTGTGCCGATGGGAGAGTCATTAAAAAAGACGCTTTCAAAGGGCAGAACGGGAAGACTGTCCCGTTAGTATGGATGCATAATCACACTAACCCGGATAATGTACTTGGATTAGCTCATCTCGAAAATAGAGATGAAGGAGTTTATGCATTTTGTGAATTTAATGATACAGAATCAGGAAAGACTGCACGGGAACTTGTAAAACATGGCGACGTACAGTCTCTTTCTATTTTTGCCAATCAGCTTAAACAGGCTGGGCACGATGTTGTTCATGGCATTATCAGAGAAGTAAGTCTGGTATTAGCCGGTGCCAATCCTGGAGCATTTATCGATGATGTGGTAATGCACGGGGACGGAGAAACGGGTATTATCCTTGGCTATGATGAAATGATCATGGGCCAGTTGGAGCATTCGGCAGATGAACCGGATAAAAAGCAGGATGAAAAGGGCGGCTCCAATGAGGAATTGGGTAATGAAGAGAAAAAGGATGAGAAGGTTGAAACTATTGAAGACATCTTTAAATCCATGACCGAAAAACAGCAGACTGCCGTTTTTGCAATGATGACTGAGTTCGCAGGCAAAGAGGTTTCTAAAAAAGAAGATGATGAATCTAAAGGAGGAGATGACAATATGAAACACAATGTTTTTGACAACGACAGACGCGATGATAAGAATTTTCTGTCTCACGCAGCGCAGAAAGAAATTTTGGACTTAGCTAAGTCCAGCGGAGTCGGATCTTTAAAAGCTGCTATGGAAATCTACATGGATGAACATAGCTTACAGCATGACGGAATCAGCGGCTTTGTACAGTCTGGCACAGGCGACATTACAACGCTGTTTCCTGAATATGTTGAAGCACATCCGGGGCGTACACCTGAACTTATCACAAACGATATGGGATGGGTTGACGCTATTATGGCGAAGACGCAGAAGATTCCGAATGGTCGCGTTCGTACTTCCCATGTAGATATTCGGAACATCGATTCCCTGTCTGCAAAGGGATATAAGAAGGGTAACGAGAAGAAGATTACCGGAAACTATGAACTGGTAAGACGTACTACCGATCCGCAGACCGTGTACGTTACTTCCGAGCTTCACCGTGATGATGTGGTAGATATCGAGGACTTTGATTATGTACAGTTCCAGTACGGAATTGATCAGATTTCTCTTAAGGAAACTTTGGCTGTTGCGACTATGATCGGCGATAGCCGGGAGAACAGCGATCCGGAGAAGATTTTCCCTGAGCACATTCGTCCTGTCTGGACCGATGATGAACTGTACACCATTCATAAGGATATCGATTTCGATGCAATGGCTAAAGAACTTCAGGGCAACAACACTGGAGATTATTTCGGAGAGAGCTTCATTTATGCAGAGGCCATGATCACAGCACTGCGTAAGGCTCGTAAGAATTTCCGTGGTACTGGTAAACCCGATCTGTTTATCACAACAGATATGCATAATACCATGATTCTTGCAAGAGATCGTAACGGCCGTCGTATCTATGAGACTGACACTGAGCTTGCAGCAGCACTTGGCGTTGATAAGATCTATGAAGTTACTCAGTTTGAGGACAAGATTCGTACCGACTCTACTGGTAAAAAGCATAAGCTTCACGCCATTTGCGTAAATATGGCTGATTATGGATATGGCGCATCCAAAGGTGGCGATGTAACTCATTTCACTGATTTCGATATTAAGTTTAACCAGCTTCAGTCCTTACTGGAGACTCGTAAGTCTGGTCAGCTTACCAGAATTAAATCTGCTATCGTTATCGAGGAGATCGTTACGGCTTCCGAGGATCACACAGCCTAAGTCTTAAAGGAGAAAATTCAAAATGAGTAAATTCTACGGGGTAATCGGCTATGCTGTAACAGATGAGATCCGACCTGGTGTCTGGGGAGAGAAGATTACTGTTCGTAATTACTACGGAGATGTTATTCGGAATACTCGACAGTATCAGAGTTCGGACCACCTTAATGACAATCTCAATGTGTCGAATGAGTTCAGCATCGTAGCCGATCCGTTTGCTTATGCGAATTTTCATTCGATGAGATTTATCGAGTATATGGGGGCTAAATGGAAAATTTCAAATGTTGAAGTTCAGTATCCCCGTTTAATATTAACCGTTGGAGGTGTTTACAATGAGCAGACGACTGAAACTGCATAATGCTTTATGCGACATCCTCTCGTGTCCAAACAAAGGACCAGAGTGTCGTGCTTATTTTCAACCACCGTCATCGGTAAAAATGAAATACCCCGCCATCGTTTACGCTCTCGACGATATCGAGAATACGTTTGCGAATGACGGGGTTTATTTGTCTGCGAGAAAGTATTCAGTAACAGTCATCGACAGCGATCCGGATAGTTCTCTCGTTGGCAAAGTAGCATCTATGCCGACAAGTCGATTCAATCGGCATTATCCGAAAGACAACTTAAACCATGATGTCTTTGAAATATTCTTTTAAGGAGGACAAATTCTATGAAAAAGAAACTCGTTTGGGACAAGACTGGCGAGCGCCTGTATGAGACCGGTGTCAGCCAGGGCGTCCTTTACCCGATTCAGACCGGTGGCGTATATAACTCTGGTACCGCATGGAACGGTCTTAGCACCGTAACAGAGAGTCCGTCTGGAGCAGAACCTACTGCAATTTATGCAGACAACATCAAGTATCTGAACCTTATGTCCGCAGAGGAATTTGGCGGCACAATCGAAGCTTATATGGCACCGGATGAGTTCGCAGAGTGCGATGGTTCCAAAGAAATCGCCCCTGGAGTGTTTGCAGGACAGCAGAACCGTAAGATGTTCGGCTTATCTTACAAGACACTTCTCGGTAACGATGTTGATTCCAATGATTACGGCTATAAGCTTCATCTCGTTTATGGTTGCTTAGCTTCTCCTTCTGAGAAGGGTTATTCCACTGTAAATGACAGCCCGGAAGCTATTACCTTATCCTGGGAGTTCAGCACCACACCAGTCGAGATTGCAACCTTAATCGATGGAAAGAAGCTGAAGCCTACTTCTATTCTCACCTTCGATTCTACCAAGGTCGATGCTAAGAAACTGGCTGCTCTTGAAGAGATCCTGTATGGTAAAGATCCTTCTTCTGCCGAAGCAGACGATGGTGTTGAACCGAGACTTCCGCTTCCGGATGAAGTAATTAAGATTATGACCGCAGAAGGTTAATAAAAAAATAATACACAAACCACAGATGGAGTCGTATTCAGGAAAGCTGGCGACTCCTTTTTATTTGAAAGGAGAACAAAATTATGTATGCAGTAACAAAGACTTATAAAGATTTTAATGGTGTTGAACGCACTGAAACAAAGCTCTTCAACCTTACCGAAACAGAGGTTATGGAGATGGAATTGGGCACAGCTGGTGGAGTTGCTGAGATGCTTCAGCGCATCGTAGATGCAAAAGATCAGCCGACCATTATCAAGTTCTTTAAGGAATTTATCTTAAAGGCATACGGAGAGAAGAGTGCTGACGGCACATATTTCGAGAAGTCCGAAGAGATTTCCAGAAAGTTTGCCTGCACTCAGTTCTACAATCTTCTGTTTATGGAACTGGCTACAGATGACAGCAAAGCCGCTGAATTCGTAAACCATGTAATTCCGAAAGTTGTAGATATCAAGAAACATTCGGAAAATCCGGAGATTGCTCCTGTGGTTGCCACCATGAACTAAAGAGGTGAGATCGAATGCTTGAACTTACGATACCAAGAACTGATCTGTGGGATGAGCGGAATCAGCGATTTATCCCTGTAAAGGAACAGAAGTTGCGTTTGGAGCATTCGCTCGTTTCACTTTCAAAATGGGAAAGTAAATGGTGCAAAGTCTTCTTAACTAAAGAGCAGAAGACTATTGAAGAAACCATTGATTATATACGCTGTATGACACTCACACAGAATGTTGACCCGCTGGTCTATCAATGCATTACCAATTCTCACATTGATGCGGTAAATGCCTATATTGAAGCGCCTATGACGGCTTCGACTGTTAAGGAAGAAAAGGGTGGTCCAATAAACAGGCAGCAGATAACCAGTGAGCTTATCTATTATTGGATGACCGCGTATCACATTCCGTTTGAGTGTCAGAAATGGCATTTGAATCGTTTGTTAATGCTTATCCGGATTTGCAATGCGGAAAATAAGCCCCCGAAGAAGAGGAGCAAACGAGATTTATACAGACATCATGCGGAAGTAAACGCCGCAAACAAAAAGAAATTTAATTCGAAAGGATAGTGATTAAAATGGCGAAATCAAGGCAGGCCGTTGTAAATCTTGTCAAATCCTGGGAAGGAAAGAAAGAATCGAACGGTTCACACAAAAGTATTATCGATTTGTATAACGACTTCTTTGAGAAGATCTGCGCCGGCAAATTTCCTCGTGGCATTCGTATGCGCTATGACTGGGCTTGGTGCGCTTGCACCTGGTCTGCATTAGCGGCAGCTCTCCGATATGAGAGCATTATGCCTATGGAAATTTCCTGCTATTACCTCATTGAAGCGGCAAAGAAAATGGGATGTTGGCAGGAGAACGATGCTTATGTTCCGAGTCCTGGAGATGCGATTTTGTATGACTGGCAGGATAACGGATTCGGTGACAACTCTGGCAATCCGGATCATGTCGGTACCGTAATCGAGGTGCATAAGGAATCCGGTTACATGGTTATCGAAGAGGGCAACTACAGTAATGCGGTCAAGAAGAGAACGCTGTCTATTAACGGAAAATTTATCCGCGGCTTCATCACACCAAAGTACGACGACAATACTGTTGCCGCTCCTGGATTAAGCAAGGGTAAAGACATCAAAACCATCGCTCATGAGGTTATCGTTGGACTGTGGGGAAGCGGCGAGAATCGTAAGAAATTGCTTACTGAGTACGGATACAGCTACTCTGAAGTTCAGAACATGGTTAATCAGATTCTGAATGGATCGGCGGTAACACCGTCCAACACCAAACAGGATCAGAACCAGTCAGTTTCAAAGAAAGTGGTGGCAACCTGTTCTGCCAAGCAGTTTAACAAAACCTGTGCTGGTGAATATAAAACAACGGCAGTTCTTTATTGCCGTAATGATGCCGGAACCAATAAGAAAGCTATTTGTAAAATCCCGGCTGGCACTAAGGTTAAATGCTATGGCTACTACACAATGGCAAACGGAGTTAAGTGGCTGTACATCCAGTTTGTACTTGATGGTGTGCAGTATACTGGCTTCTCATCCAGTGCTTACTTAGCAAAGTAGGAGATTCATATGATCACGTTCAGACAAAAGGGTGATTTTTCTAAGCTGACTCGATTCTTAGAGCGAGCAAAGGAATCGGTTCGTCTCGGTGACCTCGATAAGTATGGTCGAGAGGGCGTAGCCGCCCTTGCGTCTGCAACACCAGTTGATACAGGACGGACAGCAAATTCGTGGCACTACAAGATCGAGCAGAAGCAAGGTTCCGTGTCAATCAGCTTTTATAACACAAATATTCAAAATGGAGTCCCTATTGCAGTCATTTTGCAGTACGGACACGCAACAAGAAACGGCGGCTGGGTACAGGGGCGAGACTACATCAATCCTGCTATCCAGCCTATTTTTGACAAAATTGCAGATGCGGCATGGAAGGAGGTTACTAAGCTATGAGTACAACCGTTGACGAACGTGTCGTCGAAATGCGGTTTGATAACAAACAGTTTGAGCAAAATATTCAGACCAGTTTATCAAGCCTCGATAAGTTGAAGAAGAGTCTTAACCTCGAAGGGGCAGCAAAAGGCTTAGAAACCGTAAACGATGCCGCAAATAAATGCAGTGGAAATATGTCACCGCTGAGTAATGCAGTTGAGACTGTACGAGTGCGATTTTCCGCATTGGAAGTAATGGCAATTACCGCTTTACAGAACATTACCAATTCTGCGCTTGCTGCTGGAAAAAATCTTGTCTCTGCTTTTACCATCGATCCGATTAAAACCGGTTTTGAGGAGTATGAGACCCAGATCAATGCCGTTCAGACAATCCTTGCGAATACATCTTCAAAAGGAACAACTCTTGACCAGGTAAATAATGCGTTAGATGAATTAAATCATTACGCAGATATGACCATTTACAATTTTACGGAGATGACCCGTAACATTGGTACGTTCACCGCGGCTGGCGTGGATCTGGACACATCTGTAGCAGCTATCAAGGGTATTGCGAACCTTGCAGCCGTATCAGGTTCCAACTCTCAGCAGGCAAGTACCGCTATGTATCAGCTTTCACAGGCATTAGCGGCAGGAACAGTAAAATTGCAGGACTGGAACTCAGTGGTAAACGCTGGTATGGGCGGTCAGGTATTCCAGGATGCGCTGAAAGAAACGGCTAAAGTTCATGGAATTGCCATTGACGAAATGATCAAAGATGAGGGCTCATTCAGAGAGACCCTTAGTAAAGGATGGCTTACCTCTGACATCTTGACTGAAACCTTGGCAAAATTTACAGGTGATCTCAACGAAGATCAGCTTCGGACCATGGGATATACCGATGATCAGATCAAATCCATTATGGAGATGGGTAAAACAGCGAACGATGCAGCAACAAAAGTAAAGACTTTTACTCAGCTGTTCGACACGTTGAAAGAGGCTGCCCAGTCAGGATGGACACAAAGCTGGGAAATTATCGTCGGCGACTTTGAAGAGGCAAAAGAATTACTTACTGAGGTGAGCGATACGTTCAGTGCCGTAATCAATGCTTCTGCCGATGCGAGAAATAAAATGCTTCAGGATTGGAAAGACCTTGGCGGTCGTACCATGATGATCGAAGCAGTAAAGAATGTTTTCGAGGGACTGGTTAGCGTTGCCAAGCCGGTTCGGGAGGCATTCAACGAAATCTTCCCGCCAATGACTGGAAAACAGTTAGCTGAAATCACAGAGCGTATCCGTGATCTGACAGCAAAATTCAAAATGGGGGAAGAAAGTTCAAAGAATCTGAAGAATACGTTTAAAGGCGTATTTGCAGTGCTTGATATCGTCGGACAAGCTTTCAAAGCTGTTGCCGGTGGTGTCGGCGAATTGATTGGTCTTTTCTTACCGGCTGGAAACGGAGTGTTATCACTTACTGGAAGTTTCGGTGAGTATCTTGTTAAGCTTGATGAAACGGTAAAGAAGACAGATGTCTTTGGCAAAGCAGTTTCGACGGTTGTTGATATCGTAAAGACAGCTATTACGTTTGTTAAAACTGCCGGAGAAAAAGTAAAAGAATTTGGAAAAACTGCCGGGGAGAAGTTTGATTTTCCTGGATTTGAATTATTCCACTCATTCCTTGAACGAGTACATGATCGCATGGCTCAGATTGGTTATGGTGCTGGAAAAATGAAGAGCGGAGTCATCGTTGCTTTCGAGATGATGGGAGAAGCACTTGAAAAATGTAAATTTCTCAAAGTTATGGAAGCATTGTGGACCGTCGTGAAAGTAATTGCTGGCGGTATTGCCGATGCAGTCGGAACTATGATGGGAACACTCGCTGAGAAACTCGGAAATGCAGATTTTAGCGGAGTTCTTGATGTTCTTAACAGCATCGCTGTTGGTGGAATTGCTTTATCAATTTCTAAATTCTTAAAAAGTGTAACAGAACCTCTTGAGGGGTTGAGTGATATTCTCGAAGGGGTAACTGGAATTCTTGATGGTGTCAGAGGATGCTTTGAGGCATATCAGACAAATCTTAAAGCCGGAACATTACTTAAAATCGGAGCAGCAATCGCTTTGCTTGCTGGTTCTATCGTAGCTATTTCTTTGATCGACAGCGATAAACTGTCAATTTCTCTTGGGGCTATCACGGTTCTCTTTGCTAATCTACTTGGAGCGATGGCGATTTTTAACAAAATCAGCAGTGATACGGGAAAAGTATCCAAAGCATGTACCGCGATGATCGCTATGTCAGTTGCAGTATCTATTCTGGCAGGAGCTTTGAAGAAAGTTTCAGACCTTGATTGGGGTGAACTTGCGAGAGGTCTGGTTGGAATTGCCGGTCTTACGACTATTGTTGTTGCTTCATCTAAAGCCATGGCAAGCGGTCAGAAACAAGTTATGAAAGGCGCTACCAGCTTAATTATATTTGGAGCAGCTATCAAAATCCTGGCTTCGGCATGTAGGGATTTATCGAAATTACAGTGGGATGAACTTGGACGTGGATTAACAGGAGTCGGAGTCTTATTTGCTGAGATTGCTGTATTCCTTAGAGTTGCAAAATTTAACGGAAAAATGCTTAGCACTGCGACTGGAATTGTTATTCTGGCGGCGGCAATGAAAGTTCTGGCATCCGCTTGCAAAGATTTTGGTCAGATGGAGTGGAGCGAGATTGGAAAAGGATTGGCCGGAATCGGTGGATTACTTGCCGAACTTGCTGTCTTTACGAATTTGGCTGGAAATGCGAAACATGTGATGTCCACAGGTGTAGCTCTAATCGCTATTGGTGCCGCAATGAAAATCTTTGCTTCCGCTGTAAAAGATTTCGGTCAGTTACAGTGGGATGAAATTGGCAGAGGTCTTACTGCCATGGGCGGTGCACTTGCAGAAGTGGCTATTGCCGTTAATCTGATGCCGAAGAACATGATCGGTATTGGAACTGGGCTTGTTATCGTCGGTGCGGCACTTGAAATCATTGCAAACTGTATGAGTAAATTCGGAGGTATGCAGTGGGAAGAAATCGGTAGAGGTCTTACTGTCATGGGTGGAGCTTTAGCTGAGTTGGCTATCAGTCTCAATTTCATGAAAGGTACGCTTGGCGGATCGGCAGCATTATTGGTTGCGTCCGGAGCCTTAGCTGTTCTTGCACCGGTACTCAGTATTTTAGGAGCATTATCGTGGGAAGCTATTGCGAAAGGGCTTATTTCCATTGCCGGAGCATTCACGATTATCGGAGTAGCGGGTGCGGTTCTTACACCATTGGTTCCGACCATTCTCGCATTATCTGGAGCATTTGCGTTAATTGGTGTTGGGGTACTTACAATCGGAGCAGGTTTACTTGCGGCCGGCACAGGACTTTCTTCACTCGCGATCGGATTCACAGCGCTGGCAACTGCCGGTGCCGCTGGAGCAACAGCAATCGTAGCAGCACTGACGGTTATCGTTACTGGTATCGCTGGCTTAATTCCGGCTGTCCTTACAAAAGTTGGAGAAGGGATTATTGCGATCTGCAAAGTTATCGCCGCTGGAGCACCAGCTATCGGCGAGGCTGTAAAAGCAGTCATTTTAACTCTGATTGACGTATTTGTATCTTGTGTACCTCAGTTGGCAGACGGAGCTTTGCAATTAGTGGTAGGTGTATTGGCAGCACTTGTTACTTATACGCCTCAAATCGTAGATCTAGCCTTTAAGTTTCTTATTGGAATTTTAGAGGGTATTGCTAGTAATCTGCCATCACTGATTAAAGCTGGAATCGATGTTCTTATGGCGTTCTTTACCGGTGTTGTCGATGCGTTACGCGGAATCGATACTGGGGCTTTACTGAAAGGAATTGCCGGAATCGGTCTGTTATCAGCTATTATGCTTGCTCTTAGTGCAACAGCAGCGCTTGTTCCTGGAGCAATGGCTGGAATTCTTGGAATGGGGGCAGTTGTCGCTGAGATGGCATTAGTGCTTGCAGCTGTCGGCCTCTTGTCGAAACTTCCAGGACTTTCTTGGCTCATCGGAGAAGGCGGAAAGCTTTTACAGGGTATCGGAACGGCAATCGGTCAGTTCGTTGGCGGAATTGTCGGTGGATTTATGAGCGGTGTGTCGAGTCAGTTCCCACAGATTGGAGCTGATTTATCCGCTTTTATGAATAATGTTCAGCCATTCTTACAGGGAGCAAGTCAGATTCAGCCGTCTATGATGGACGGAGTAAAGGCATTAGCCGAGACAGTGCTTATTCTGACGGCGGCTGACATTTTACAGGGATTGACTTCTTGGCTTACAGGAGGATCATCTTTATCTAAGTTCGGAGAGGAACTTGTACCGTTTGGCGAAGCTATGCGAGATTTCTCGCTGGCTATCGGAAATATGGACGGAGAAATCGTGGCAAACGCAGCGACGGCTGGTAAAGCATTAGCTGAAATGGCAGCCACAATTCCAAATACAGGCGGATTAGTGTCGTTCTTCGCAGGAGAAAATGACATGACTGCCTTTGGAAAGCAGCTTGTACCGTTCGGTGAAGCTATGAAACAGTTCGGAGACGCAATTACCGGACTCGATGCAAACGCAGTCACTGAGGCAGCAATCGCCGGTAAGGCAATGGCAGAGATGGCAACAACCATTCCGAATTCGGGTGGTGTTGTAGGATTCTTTGCTGGCGAAAACGATATGGGCAAGTTCGGAAAACAGCTTGTACCATTCGGCGAAGCCATGAAAGCATTTGGCGATGCAGTTCGTGGACTGGAACCCGATGCAATCGTCAATTCTGCAACAGCAGGTAAGGCTTTGATTGAACTTGCCAATACAGTTCCGAATACCGGTGGCGTCGTGGCATTCTTTACCGGAAACAACGATGTTGATACTTTCGGCGAAAAGCTTGCACCATTTGGTGAGGCTATGAAGGCATATTCTGAAGCTATTATGGGCATGGATTCTGCGGCTATTACGAATTCGGCAACAGCTGGTAAAGCTCTTGTAGAACTTGCCAATACAATCCCGAATACCGGAGGACTTGTAAGCTGGTTTACCGGTGACAACGATCTTGGCAGTTTCGGTGACAGTCTGGTTCAGTTCGGAAGTGGAATTAAGAGTTATTCAGATTCTATTTCTGGAATTGATACCGGAATCATGTCGAGCGTAATCACACAGGTAAATCGCCTTGTTGAGATGGCTAAGGGAATGGCTGAGTTGGATACGAGTGGTATGAGCGGTTTCAGTACAGCGCTTACACAGCTTGGAAATAACGGAATCAACAGCTTTATTAACGCATTTACAGATGCGAGCGGAAGAGTAACATCAGCCGCAACATCTATGCTGACAACATTTATCAATGCTGCTAATGCGCAAAAGAGCAATATGACATCTACGTTTACGACCATGATGCAGGCTGTACTTACGACCCTTACAAACTATCAAACCCAGTTCAATACGGCAGGCTCTACGTTGATGACGAAATTCATCACCGGAATCAAATCTCAGGACGGAAATACAAAAACTGCCATTACCAATATAATTAGCGGTTGTGTTACCGCTATCAACAACAAGCAAACCCAGTTCAATACAGCAGGTGCGAACCTCATGATCAAACTCATTGCCGGAATCAAATCGAAAGATTACGAGACCAGAAATGCGTTTGTAAACATCTTAAGTTCGTGCCTTACAGCTATTGCGAACAAGTATCCGGAATTTCAAAATGCAGGAATGCAGTGCATGATTAAGTTCATTGCTGGCATTAAGGAAAAAGCCGAAGAGGTAAAAACTGCCTTCACTGGAAATCTTAATGCTTCTGTAACGGCTATCCGGGACTACCATGAACAGTTTAAACAGGCTGGTGCTTACCTGGTAGAGGGCTTTGCCGATGGAATCAGTGAGAACACATATCGTGCAGAAGCGAAAGCCAGAGCAATGGCAAGGTCTGCGGCAGAAGCAGCAGAAGATGAACTGGACGAGCATTCACCTTCCAGAGTCGGATACCATATCGGTGACTTCTTTGGATTAGGATTTGTCAATGCAATCGGAACCTATGCAGTAAAGGCATACAACGCAAGTGCGGATATGGCTAAATCAGCAAAAACGGGTCTTGGAAACGCAATCGCAAAGGTAAAGGATATGATCGACAACGGCGTTGATACTCAGCCTATGATTCGACCGATTCTGGATCTGTCAGACGTTGAGGAGAAGAGTCATCGACTGAATACGCTGTTCAGCAGATCACAGGCGTTGGCTGTCAGCACAGGAATCGCAACATCTCGTGGGCAGAATCTTCAAAATGAAGATGCCAGTCCGAATACAAGAAACTCTTATAACTTTACACAGAATAACTATTCGCCTAAGGCACTGTCGAGAACAGAGATTTATCGGCAGACGAAGAATCAGTTCTCGGCGATGGAAAGGATGGTGGAAACTTGATTCGAGCAGTCACGTTTACAAACTATCTTGGCGATAGTATCCGACTTGATTTGGCGAGACCGGAGGAATCCGGTTTCATAATCAAGTCTGTAACTGGCTTGGGGCCGGGAAAAGCGAACATCAATACGACAGAAATCGCCACAAACGATGGAAGTCTGTTCAATTCCTCAAGGATGCCGAGCCGAAACATTGTTATTTCTCTTGCGTATATGTGGAAGGATTCCATCGAAGACGTAAGACAGCTTTCATACAAGTATTTTCCTATTAAAAAGAAACTCACAATGCTTATCGAAACCGATAACAGGCAGGCGGAGATTGAAGGGTACGTCGAATCAAACGACCCAACAATCTTCAGTAAAGACGAGGGTTCGGATATCTCAATCGTGTGTCCGAATCCTTTCTTTTATTCTGCCGGAAAGGACGGACTCAATACGACCATCTTCTATGGCGTAGAGGCACTGTTTGAGTTTCCTTTCAGTAACGAATCGTTTCAGGACCCGTTGCTGGAAATGGGAGAAATCAAAAATGAAACAGAGCAGGTGGTTGCATATAATGGCGACGCTGAAATCGGCGTAACTATTACGATTCATGCAATCGGTGAAGCCAGCAATATCACAATCTATAATACCGGTACTCGCGAAGTGATGCGGATCGATACCGATAAATTGGAGAAATTCACTGGCTCTGGAATTATAGCAGGTGACGAAATCATCATCTGCACCGTAAAAGGAAACAAGTCGATTACGCTTCTTAGGAACGGAAAGACTACAAACATCTTGAACTGCCTGGATAAAAATGCAGATTGGTTCCAGCTTGCGAAGGGTGACAACATATTTGCTTATACAGCTGAGTACGGAAGTACAAATTTACAGTTTAAGATTGAGAACCGTATCGTCTACGAGGGGGTATAAGCACTATGGATGTAACGATTTTAAACACCGACCTGGATGCTGTCTCCATCGTGGATACGTACGAGTCGTTCATCTGGACGGATCGGTATTATGCTTACGGCGACTTTGAACTCTATGAAGCAATGCGAGATGGTCTTCTTGATTATATCAAACAGGACTACTATTTGCAGAGCAAGGAATCTGAGCATGTGATGATCGTAGAAAAAATCCAGATTACTTCCGATACCGAAGACGGTAACCATGTAACGGTTACTGGACGCTCATTAGAATCTATCCTCGATAGGCGAATCGTCTGGGGACAGAAGCTATTAAGCGGAAATCTTCAAAATGGAATTAAAACCCTGCTCAATGAGAATGTAATTTCTCCGTCGGACAGCAATCGAAGGATTCCAAACTTCATTTTCAAAGAATCAACCGACCCGGCAATCACAAAGTTGAAATTGGAAGCTCAGTATACAGGTGATAATCTGTACGATGTCATTCAGAAAATTTGCGAGGAGCAGGGTATCGGTTTCAAGATTACGCTGAACGATGAAAAGCAATTTGTCTTTGAGCTGTATGCCGGTTCCGACAGATCATACGATCAGACAGAGAATCCATACGTTATATTCTCTCCGAAATTTGAGAATATCATAAACAGTAACTATATCGAATCTAAAGCTTCGTTGAAAACCGTGACTTTAGTTGGGGGAGAAGGCGAGGGTGCTGATAGAAGATATACTACAGTTGGTGGTGGTTCCGGTTTAAATCGTAGGGAACTGTTTACGGATGCTCGTGACATCTCTTCGAATGTTGGAAGTGATGATGAATTGACCGATGCCGAGTATATGGCTCAGTTGCAGCAAAGAGGAAAAGAAAAACTTGCAGAAAATGTGAGCATTACCTCGTTTGAGGGAGAAACAGAAACAACTATCATGTTCCAGTATGGAAAAGATTTCTTTAACGGGGACATTGTACAGATTGCGAACGAATATGGACACGAGACAAAAGCTCGTATTCTTGAAATTGTTCGCTCAGAAGATAAGGACGGCTATTCCGTCTATCCGACTTTTAAGACTATAGAACAGGAAGGAGCGTGATGAAGAAGTGAGTGTAACATTTGGATTTTATAATTCAAAAGAAGGAGATCGGCGCTACGATGCTATTCAGATGTCCAGCATTTTCGATGGAATAATTCAGGACGGAATCTTGCAGCATGTCGGAACTGCAATGGTTGTAAAAGAATCGGAAGCAATGATTATCAACGTTGGTGTCGGACGAGCCTGGTTCAATCACACTTGGACGCTGAATGACGCTCTGTTACCGTTAGTAGTTCCACAGTCCGAGATTCTGTTGAACCGATATGATGCAGTTGTACTTGAAGTGGATTCGAGAGAGGCCGTCAGAGCAAATGACATCAAAATCATTAAAGGAACCCCAGCATCGAATCCAACGAAACCTACGATGGTGAAGACAAATGATCGCTGGCAATATCCACTGGCGTATATTTATGTCGGCGCCGGAGTCACTTCTATTCGACAGGCAAACATCACGAACTGTGTTGGAACTTCAGAGTGTCCATTCGTAACGGCTCCATTGGACAAGGTTGAAATCGATGATTTGATTGCCCAATGGCAGGACCAGTGGAAAGAGTTCTACGAAAAGCAGACTACTGATATGGAAGAAACAAATAAGTTTTGGAAAGAGCAGTGGTCTACCTGGTTCCTGGCACAGACCGAGGAGATTCAGTCAGCATATTTGGCATGGGAAGCTCAGTGGAACCTTTGGTACTCGGAGCACACAGCAGATATGGAAGCCACAAGTACCTATTGGAAAGAAAAATGGGAGGCGTGGTTCAACGAATACACAAGCACCAATACTGCTGAAATGGCTGACTGGAAACAGAAATCAGAAACGGAATTCCGTGATTGGTTTGAGCAGTTACAGGCACTGCTGGACAGCAATACGGCAGCGAGTCTTGCGAAAAAACTTCTGGAATTACAGAAGCAGGTAGATATTCTTAATCGGTTCAGTTCCAACCTTGAAAACGAATACACGGTATATCAGAAGCTTTACGACAATGGATACCGTACTTATGGAGATGTGCTCGATTCTTCGGATGCATCCATTACTGACAGCAATTTGGATACGGTCATTGGACGTACATATTCCAGTGATCTTCTCCGTGACAGCAATGGCGATGTTATTGAAGGTCGGGCTATTTTTGTCATCAAATAAAGGAGGATTCATTAAATGAAAATCACAGACTACGAAAAGGTCCAGGCATTAGCGGCAAGTAATATTTTTCTGCTTGACGGACCTAACGGAACAAAGACCATCACAGCAGATGCTTTAGCAAAAGCGTTAATCGGTCTTTTAAGTTCCAAAGATTTTATCGGAGGAGTAAATCTTTCCGAGCTTACACAGATGAATGCATTAGCATCCGGCAACAAACTTCTTGTCGGGACTACGGAAGGAAACAAGGCTATCGCTGCTGAAGATGCGCTCTTTGCTATGCTGGACAGCTTTGCTCCAGTGGAGCTTCGCCGGGTTATCTTCAGAGGTAAGAATCTCGGAACAGCTCTGACAGCGGTACAGAAAGCTGCTATTAAGGACGGTTCCTTTAAAGGAATGTTCCTTGGCGATTATTGGAGTATCGGAGGCCGTATCTGGCGTATCGTTGATATGGATTACTGGTACAACTGCGGTGACACTGCATTTACCAGCCATCATCTTGTGATCATGCCGGATGAAGCGCTTTACAATGCACAGATGAATACTACCAATATTACAACCGGTGGATACGTTGGTTCTGAGATGTATAAAAAGAACCTGGCGAACGCAAAGACAATCGTCAATGCGGCTTTCCAGGGTTCTGTTCTTACTCACAGAGAATACCTGTGCAATGCGGTTGCAAACGGAAGACCGTCCGGTGGAGCATGGTTTGATTCCAGTATTGAGCTCCCGAACGAACCTATGATGTATGGGCATCTTCATTTCAGTCCGACTTCTGACGGTTCTACTGTTCCGAGCATCTATACAATCAGCAAGACTCAGCTGGCGCTGTTCATGGTGTGTCCTAAATTCATCGTAAACAGATCTTACAACCAGTGGTTAAGAGACGTCGTTTCTTCGGCTCACTTTGCCCTTGTGAGCTACATTGGCTATACGGGCTACGGCGGCGCTTCGTACTCTTATGGAGTTCGTCCGGTCTTCCCGGTTGGTTAATTAAAATCGCGGGGCCTTGTGCCCCGTTTATATTTTTGAAAGGAGCTTCTAATCATGGAAGATAAAATCTATAAAATTACCCTCGGTGATGGAACTGAGATTTCCAATCTTAAGCTGAACGGAAACAATTTCATTTCTACAGAAAAGATCGAGGAATCCGCATTTGCAGATAACTGCTCTCCGGTTACTATCAGCGACGGAACAACCGAGACTGTTCATCCGAACATGGAGCTGGTTCAGATCGTTGAGCAGGTTCCCGGGGAATACTGGTTTGTCCTTAGAGATATTTCTGAGGAGGAGTTTGCCAGAACCAAAATGCAGTCTGACATCGCCTACATTGCAATGATGTCTAATGTAGAGCTTTAAGAAGGAGGATCACCATGGAACATAGCAAGAATTACAGTAAAGTAAAGCTTTGGTACAGCATGAAAATGTGGAATGAGACCAGGGTTCGTAATGCGGTGAAGATGGGCTGGATCACTAAAGAGGAGTTCGCTGAGATCACCGGTAAAGATTACGAATGAGCGTTCTGTTAGGCGACAGAAAAGAGTCAAAATTCGAAGCGATTACGTACTCGATCGAGTTGCATGATATGTTGATACTCCTTATGCAGAGGGGATTTGGTGTTAAGAATGTGGACAGCTTTGTTCGGAAGAAGTATGCGTATGGAGAAATTTCGGAAGAAAACTTTGCTAAGTATAGAGAATTGATGCGGAGTTTCAAATCGAAAGTAAACCAGTGTGCTTCCTTGATAACGAGCAATGTTAGAGCGGCAAACACCATTTACCCACGGACAATGCACGAGTACGAGACCAGAAGAGATTACCAGAATGCGGCCATTGTAAATTGCGAGCAGCTCATCAATGAGTTGCAGCGGGTTGTTGAAATATTTGATGTAGATCTGAATTTATACAACCGGTATGTTAAAGCTATCGACCGAGAAATCGGATTGATAAAAAGGTGGCGTCAAAGAGACATGGCGATTAAGTCGCGGTTAGAAAAGGGTAACATCTAAAAATTGCGTCGTTTCTTCGGCTAACTTTGCCAATGTGAACAACAATGGCAATACGAACTACAACAACGCTTCGAACTCTAATGGAGTTCGTCCGGATTCTTCGATTAACCAACGAAGAAGGAGATGCTATCCGTTCCACAAGGATAAATAATAAAGCCTAATACAATTTACTACGGTAAGTATTGTTATAACGGTGAATAGGTTATGAACTACGAGGAGATTGTCTGTGACGCCAATAATTTGTATAGGGCTTATAAGGTCTCCGTAAAGAGCAGCAAGTGGAAAGAATCGACGCAAAAATTCATGATGAATTTCCTGCGGTACATATTTGAAATCCAAGATGATATCATCAATAGGACACTTCAAAATGGACCAACGCAGGAATTCGAGCTGCATGAAAGAGGCCGAATAAGACCTATTACAAGTATTCAAATCCGTGATCGCATTGTTCGACATTCTCTGTGTGATGAAGTTTTGCTTCCAGAAGTGAAGAAACACATCATTTATGATAATTGCGCATCTATCAAAGGGCGTGGGATTTCACAACAGAGAAAACGATTTGAAATCCATCTTCACAAATACTACCAATTATACGGAAATGACGGTTATATTCTATTCGGTGACTTTTCGAAGTTCTATGACAATATTATTCATGAGATTGCCAAACGAGAATTGTTGAAGCTGTTTGATGACGATGAGTTTATTGACTGGCTTTTAACGTTGATATTTAAGGGCTTCCAGATCGATGTTTCGTACATGTCTGACGAGGAATACGAGACCTGTATGACCGATACTTTCAATAAACTGGAGTATCGGAACATTCCAAAAGAGAAGCTCACTGGCGAAAAGTGGATGGAGAAGTCCGTCAATATTGGAGACCAGCTTTCACAAGTCGTTGGGATTTATTATCCGTATCCCATTGACAATTATGTTAAGTATGTGCGTCAGCAGAAATTTTATGGAAGGTATATGGATGATTGGTACATCATGAATCCTAGTAAAGAAGAGCTTGAAGACTTGCTCGAAAACATCTGTAAAATTGCAGCTGAACTGGGAATCCATATCAATCGTAAGAAAACCAGAATTGTTAAGATTTCGAGCAAATACAAATTCCTGCAAATCAAGTACACACTTACGGATACCGGTAAAGTCATCAAACGAATAAATCCGGATCGAGTTACCGCCATGCGCAGAAAACTCAAGAAACTGGCCGTTAAGGTTAGAAATGAAGAAGCGGATTACGACAATGTCGAGAATATGTTTCGCGGTTGGATGGGAGGACATTACAAACTCTTATCCAGAGAACAACGAAAGAATTTAATACAGCTTTACGAAGACCTATTTAGTAAGGAAATCACAATAGTCAACAAGAAGCTGATTGTTTCTGATAGGTCTGCATGATTGCACATAAAGAAGGAGGAAAACGATGGAACCATGGTTTCAGGTTGTACTTACGATCTTTAGCTCAGTTCTTGCATCTTCTGGGCTGTGGGCCTATTTGCAAAAGAGAAGCGAGCAAAAAGATGTTAAAACAGAGATGCTTATTGGATTGGCACATGACAGGATCATGTATCTTGGAATGTCGTATATTGACCGTGGGTGTGTAACCCAGGATGAATATGAAAATCTGAGGGTATATCTCTATGAACCCTACGAACGTATGGGCGGGAACGGTTCAGCGAAGCGAATTATGCAGGAGGTGGACAAACTCCCGATTCATAAATTTATAGAGAAGGAGGAAGAGCACAATGAACATGAGTAACAAGACATATGATATCCTTAAGTGGATTGCTATGTATCTGCTTCCGGCTGCTGGTACATTATACTTTGCACTGGCTGGAATCTGGAGTCTCCCGTATGGAGAGCAGGTGGTCGGAACCATCACTGCGGTTGATACTTTCCTTGGTGTTATCCTTGGAATCAGTACATCCCAGTACAACAAGACTGCTGATAAAGAAAAATAATGAAAGTGTCATGGAGGACTAAACATTATGGCAAATCTGAATGTAAACAAAGTCATTTACGGGGGGGATGTCCTTATCGATCTTACTGGCGATTCCGTCAGTGCAGATAAGATCCTCAAAGGTATTACTGCTCACGATAAGAGCGGTGCAAAGATCACAGGTACCTGTACTTTCGACAGCGATACTTCCGAGGATACTGCGGCTGTCGCAGAGATTCTCGTAGGAAAGACTGCGCACGCCCGTGGAAGTAAGCTTACAGGTACTATGAAGAACAACGGTGCAGTTAAAGGTGTCATCTCAACCGTTGCTGGAGAATATACAGTACCGCAAGGTTATCATGATGGCTCTGGTAAGGTGTCTATTGATGCCACCGAACAGGCAAAGATTATTGCTACTAACATTCGTGAGGGTGTGACGATTCTTGGCGTTGAGGGTGCTATGTCTGGTTCTGAGGATATGAAGCCGCAGAGCAAGGAAGTAACACCATCCAAAGAAGCTCAGACGATCATGCCGGATGAAGAGTACAACTGCTTATCTCAGGTTACAGTTAAGGCAATCCCGTATGTAGAAACCGACAACTCTGCCGGAGGGAAGACCGTTACGATCGGATAAGGAGGTTTTGTCAAATGGCTGCGAATAAAGTCGTATTCGGCAATAAAGTTTTGATCGACCTTACCGGCGATACTGTTACGGAAGAAGCTTTGTTGAAGGGTTATACCGCACACAAAGCAGATGGTACAATTATTACCGGAACGGCTTTCGCAGGATATCCTAATGAGTTCGTGTTCTTGGATAATATTGAGGACTCAAGTGGAAACCCAATCAAAGACAGTTCCGGTAAAACAATTCAGGGACAAACCATCTATCGCAAAGCCCGCAACTCGGTTCTTTTGGATTCTACGGGCGATGTGATTGAAGAAGGGTGATCATTGGAAGAGGGCGTGCTAAGAACATTCCCTCTTCTTTTTTTTTCAGTATGCGGGTTACGACTGAAGCGTTTATTCTTTTCTCAAACCTAGAATAGATTTGGAGGGAGATTTATGAATAAAACATTCAATCGAAATGACCCAGATGTTATTGCTGTGGACATAGAAAAATTGTCTGCCATATTATCTTGCGGATGTGCAACTGCTCGAAAGATAGGGGAGCAGGCGGAAGCAAGGATTTTCATAGGTCGGCGAGTTCTATACTCAGTTAATAAAGTCCAGAAATATTTGGACTCTATTGCCGAATAAACGATGGATATTAGGAATGATATTTGATATAATATGATTGATGAAATTTGTCGAATTGTTCCTAATAGCTTACGACGTGAGGCTTATGGAGGAGCAATCATGGCAGCAACAAGCAGAAAAGATTCAAAAGGAAGAAAATTACACACAGGAGAATCACAAAGAAAGGATGGGATCTATCTTTATAGGTATACAGACGTGTATACTGGTAAAAGAACATCTGTATATGCGAATGATTTACCAGAATTGAGACGTAAAGAGAAAGCCATAGCAAAAGACATTGATGATAATATTCTTACGGATATTTCAATAAAGAATCTAACCTTAAACACTCTGTTTGAAAGGTATCTTGGTATCATTGTCATTGACGATGGGACAAAAATCAATTATCAAAACATGTGGAACATCCATGTTCGAGATACGATAGGAAATATTAAGGTTGTTAATTTGCGAGCATCTCATATTATGAGTTTATATTCTGGTATGTCGAATGATAAGTACGCACATAACACAATAAAGTACATACATCTGATGATATTTCCGGCGTTGGAGATGGCAGTAGATGATGATATTATTCGTAAAAATCCTGCAAAAAATGCGTTGTCATCCGAATATGGAGAAGAGTCAAAGAAAAAAGAAGCGTTAGATCTATCAGAACAGGAAAGACTTTTAAACTTCATGAATGGGAGCAAGATATATAGAAAGTACATTCCGCTGATAACGATAATGTCTGAGACGGCTCTTCGATGCGGGGAACTGATCGGGATAACATTTAATGATATTGATTTCAAAAACAAAGAATTGCGTATAGATCATCAGCTGACATATAAGAACTATAAGGATGGGAATGGCTGTATGTTTCGTATTAAAAAGCCTAAAACAAAAGCGGGAATACGAACAATACCATTAACAGACAGAGCGTGTGATGCTTTCCGTGAACAAAGGAAGCAGAATTTTCAAGCTGGCATATTTTGTACGTTCGAAATTGAAGGCATAACGGATTTTGTCTTTCTTACCAAAAATGGAAGACCAATGATGCCGAATGCTTTGAACAATGTGCTATATAATATCGTAAAGAATTATAATTCTTGTACGGACGAAACGCAGACCATAGAACAGTTTTCATCTCATGTCATGCGTCATACCGGATGTACCAATATGGCAAGAGCAGGCGTCAATGTAAAAGCAACTCAATACGTCATGGGACATGCTCATAGCGATGTAACAATGGATGTGTATAACCACTTGAATAATAAGACAGATGTCAAACTTGAATTTTCAAAATTCGAAAAAAAGGGTACAAAAATGGTACAGTAGACGTAAAAATAAGGTTTCACAAAAAGTTCACAAACCCTGCAACCCTTGATTTTACTGGGGTTGCAAATATTTTAATAAAAATTTTAGCACTCACCTCTTGACAGTGCTAATAATGTGTGTTATATTACATGCAGAACAAAGAAGAGCCGCAAAGAAACGTGAGTTTCCGACACCGGATCGTTTCCCTGCCGGACAAAATAAGACAGGGCAGCAGGACGGCGGTTGAGTTCTTCCAAAATTCTTTCATATAGATAACAATGAACTTCATCATTGAAGGGAGGCTTGCGATC